ATGATTAAACTTAAATTTCCTTTGAGAGATCCAGTTTTAAGAGTCAATCCACAATATAATTACGTCTCATACAATATGGCAGATGCAATATTGTGTGATAATGATTTATTCAAAAGGAGTGTTGATATGGATGACTTCACATCAGAATATTCTATTGGATACTGGAAACAGTTTAAAGATGAAGATGTTGATTTACCTTGGCCAACAATAAATCCTGAATTGACAGATGAAATTAGAATGGATTATTTACGTTTACTTGATTTAGCTGAAAAAGATAAAGCTACTGCACATGAAAATTACAGAGGATGGTCTATGTGTCGATTGTGTAGAAAAGCGAATGGGATTGGTGAATTTGAAATGGTGATAGATGGTGTGTTGTATACCTGGCCTGATGGTTATCGACACTATATTGAAGATCATAAATGTGATATTGACTATAAATTTTATGAAGTGTTAAAAAAGAAATTTAGTTGATTATCTAGCTAGGGTAGCCCATGGGCTACCCTAGCTATCACTGATATGGGTGTGTATATTTTTTTCTATAGTCCCACCGATCTTTATATTTTTTAGCCACCTCTTCACTATAAATGAATATCACATTTTCACTATTTCGAGTACGTGCAGCGAATGACATATTGTAACTTCCAGTGAGTACTATTTTTTCATCGAATATCATTACCTTATCGTGGGCTATAACGTACTTCGTATCTGAATATGTGGGGATACCCGCATGTTGTACTTCATCTGCCTGGGTACGATAGTGATCAGTTTGCCCGCCATCAATAATGAGTTGTACGTTCACACCACGTTTATGTGCCCGAATAAGTGCATTAGCTATATCTCTATCTGTAAATGAATATACTAATATATAAATGGAAGTGTTGCTTTCATCAATGCGTTTAAGGATTTGTGTTATTACATCATCTTCTGGACTAAAATAAATCCACATTGGTGCAGTGATTATCTCACCATGACTATATACTGGTGATACACACAACATCAATAACCACACACATATAATAAAGAGATTGAACAATATTCGTTCCATAAGTTTCATTCTGTCCTCCAAATTATATGTTAAAAGAATAACTCCACCCATACATATAGTCTTTAACATTTAAAAAGGAGTATCCATCATGAATATGATCATGGTCAAGTTGGTCAATGGGCAGATCTGCATTGGGTCTCATGATGAATTGGAGAAATGTATCGTAGCTCCAGCTGAAGTCATGGGTACACCTACACAATCAGGCTATGTTTTTGGCATTGTTTTGATGGGCTTTCCCTTTGAACAAGAGATCAATCGTGAAGCAAAGATCCCAATGGATAAAGTCATCTATCAATATAAAGAAGTCCCAAAGGGATTGTCTGATCAGTATACAGAAAAACTCACAGGTATCAAGTTAGCAAATCCGAACCAAATTCTTAGTCTTGTAAAGAAATGAGTTGGGGTGTATTCCATTAAGTTTTAAATATATATTACTAATATGATCTTGTATTTGAAATCGTTCTTAACCTTTTCTAACCTTTAACCTAAAGGAGTATTCCGCATGGAATTTACTTGCAATGATCCGATCCGTGGTGACAAGATCGCCCAGCTCAGTGAGCGACTGGCCCTTGTACTCTACAAGCAGGAAGACGATGCCTATTTCCTCATTTCCGGCATCGTGATCGGCAAGGCTGTCCAGCTTCGCTATGATGATGGGCCCGATGGCCATAATCGCATGTCGGTTAGTGTGGAGGATGATTCGATCATCCTCCATCGGTCCTCTGTCGAGTTTGAGGAATGTCGGCCCAATGTGAAAGGGGATAAGCGTCTGGCCAATATCCCCAAGCTGCTGCAGGGTACCACTGTCTGTGATCTCTTCGATGAGGTCGATCAGGCCGTGGCGGAATATGTTCCTTTGATCAAAAACTCCGTGTGTTATAACAACAGCCAGGCATATCCTTACCTTCGGCCCATGGGCTTTCGTCCGGATTATTCCCAGCAAATGGGCGGTGGTGGTTTTCAGCATCGGCCCACCAGGCGCGGATAGACCATCCATTTAGCCTGCATATCTGGAGCACACCCCATCATGGGGTGTGCTCCAGTATACGGTATCTATCTTCATTTTTATACAATATCTACATGTTCATTGACCATACCTGCTAATACTACATCATCAGTCTTTAAAGCAATGGTGTCTACATCTGACATGGAATTACTATAAATGGAATTGTGATTAATAATAAACATCTGATTCACCATCTTTCTATCTTGTAGAGATTTGAGTAATTCAAGTAATGCAATCTGATGTGTTGGATCAAAGCTAGCTCCAATTTCATCTAAGAATAGTGGGTATTGATTGAGCATCTTTTTTTGAAGGAGTATAGCTAAGGTAGTGGCTATAGTGACCATTTCAGATTGGCCTTTAGATAATCTAGATATATCAGGTACTCTCACATGTTCTACCATGACTTCAAAAGAAAAGTCTATTGGTGTATTGGTATCAATAGGTACTAATTTTAGGGGATAACTAAATACCTGTGCAATGAAATAATTGGTGTTGTGTATGATAGTATTGATAAACTCTACTAAGTATCTATGAGGTAATCCATTATTTGGAGATAACTCTTTTTCAATACCTTGATATTTGATCTTTTCTTTTTCTATGATAGTGATTTGTTTCATTACTTCTTCTTCATATCTAGCATATAGAGTATCTTGCTCTTTAATGAGAATATCGATTTGACGGAGATCTTCATCTATCTTGTTTTTTACAGCATTGCAAGACTCTATATATTTTTTATAAAAGATAGTAGTTTCGTAAGCTATTTGCTTATTAGCTAAACGATAGAACGTCTCTGACTTTACTTTAATATCATTTTTAAGTTCAATATATCTTTCATAAGTAGTATTTTTTTCTAGGTATTGTTTTCTTTTCTCATAATTGAGATTTAATGAATAAAGTAAGTTCTTATGAAGTTGTTCTTTTTCTAAGATAAGTTTTTCTAAGAACTCTTTAGAAGTAGCATGAGCTTTGATGTGAGCATCTATTTCAGTCTCTAAGAGATGTTGTTTTTCTAATAGCTGATCTCTGTGTCTAATAAGTTTACTGTTTTCAAGAATATGATCTAATATCATCAGTAGATCAGTAGGATTTTTGTTGAGATAATGAAGCAATTTATACTTGAGGGTTACACTACTCAGTAGTCCAGTACTGTACCATATATTAGAGATATCATAAGCTAATTTAGTATAGGGTTCTCTATCCTTATATAAATCATAAAGTTTACTGTGTACTTTAAGATAATGATCAATACTTGTTTGTATGACTTTAAGATCTCTATTGAGAGTGATTTCTTTTTGATCTGCTTGATCTTTCTTATCTAGATACTTTTCTTTTAAACCACAGTTATTGAAATTACAAACATCTGGTACAAAGAGATTGTATTTATTTTTTTCTTGATTGATCAAATGGAGTTCTTGTTCTATACCACGTTTCTTATCTTGAAGATATTTGATATGTGTAATTAAATGATTAAGCTTTTTTTCTACCATCAACAATACTTGATTACTCCAAATATTGACATGACTATATTTGTTATCTAAAAACTCTAATTTTGGTTTAAGAGTTTCTATATATTTTAAGAATATAGATTCTTGATCTATAGTCAAGACTATCCCAGTATTCAGATCTATATTTTTATTGAGTTCATTGATGGTGGACTTGAGAGATATAATTTCACTCTCTATTACTGTAGTGGGTTTCTTATTTTGTTGTTGGATATGTGTATTGTATTCATTGATTTCTTTTGTAAGTTGTTCCAATTGTTGTTGATATGTTTGTATTTCATTTTCACAAATATGTAAAGCATTATCATTTTCTCTATAGTCTTGAAGATATGTTTCTCTATTAATGAAACTGAGTTTAGGAAAATCTATTCTAAGTCTTTTGAGATAGTTCGAAGCATTTTGAATAAAAGTATTATCTGAACTATAAGTTCTATCTATTTCATATTCTTGATATATTTGATTGACATGTTCTTGGAGTAAATAGATAGTTTTATCTATGAGATTTTTATCTTTCTCCAATTGTTCTTTATGTTTTTTAGTTTCTTCTAATACAGTAATATCTAAGAGTCTTGATTCTATTTCTTCTTTACGACGATAAAGATGTGTAAGTGTATTTTTATATTCTTTGATTTGAGATAAACACTTTTTATGTAAATTTAAGATGAGTGTAAAGTCAGTTGGACTGATAGTTAGAAATAGATTTTTACGTTCAGATTTACCCAATCTACAAAGATCAATTTCCATACGAAGTAATTTATCATCTAAAGATGTGTATCCAAGATATTTTTCAATGAGTTCTTCTTGCACCCCAGTAGTACCGCTGTGATTGAATTCTACATTATTTAAGACAAAAGAATGTGGTGAAGCTTTATTAGTAAAATCAGATACTAAGATATATTTATCATTTTCATGAGTAATATGAAGTTCTTTATATCCTTCTTTATTAAAATCGGATCTACTTGGGGGCAATGGAGATAACATTCTAAATAGTGTAGACTTTCCACTACCATTTGTACCCACTACTACTGTGGTTGGTGATACGAAATCTATAGTGAGTTCTTTGATGTTAGAAAATTGAAATGGGATATAGTGTTTTAACACTATTGAGTTTAAATACATCAGGGAACTCCTTTATATTGATCCATATTATGGAAAGTTTTAGTATAAATAGACAATGTAACTAGATCCTTTTATGTATGGTTAAGATTGACGATACTATAGTCCTATCTACTTCAAAGGAGCATATCGCTATGCGAGCAGATATAACGACCATCTCTCAGACTATCCGTGCAAAGCTGGACCCGCATTTGGCTGCATTAGCACAGTTAGCACAATCTGAGATTGAGGCTATGCGATTAGCTGATCTCAGTCGTGAAGAAGTATTGCTTAGATTACAAAATTCCATTATTAAAAATAACAATATGATATTGAAGACTATGGATATTTTGATAGATTTAAGACCAGATCTTATTGATGTGATGTCTTTAGTATCTGGATTGGAAGCTGCAGTAGAGAATTATAGTCAACGTATCACTGATATGGAACAGCGTATTTCAATATTAGAACAAACTAGTACTTGATAGATAGGGATGGGCAAATGCCCATCCCTATCTACTTTCTTCTGATATATAATTACTTATGATGATAATTACATAGGTACTTCACTTACATACATCCTCCAACTTTATTGGAGCTGGCATATGGTCTCAGATTCTACACTTGATGGTATCGTGCATGATGTGCGATATAAATTCTCCAATACTGGAGAAGTCATTTCTACATTAGTACTCAATAGACCTGGTCACAATGTACCATATTTTTGTGAGATCAAATGTCTTCAATCTGTAAATACACAAATAGCACGTGGTGATCATGTTCGTATCTCTATTTCCACAAATAATACCACTAATGAAATAACTATTCTTAAAAGAAATACTGATACTAATTGTTATCCTACATTTATGATTGGATACCCATATTGTCCTTATTGTGGTACTAAGCTTCATTACAATATGTTGTATGGTGAATGTCATACCAAGATTTGTCCAGCACAGATATCAAATAATATCCAAATCTTTGCTCAAGGTATTGGTTTATTCTTCCATGGTTCAAATAAACTTATATTTAATAATTTACTTACTCGTGGGGTATTTCGGGATTATATTGACATTTTTAATACTACTATAAATACAATACTTGATCTAGATAATATTGCTATTTCAAATGGAGATATGAATTTATATATCAATACTATTAATTCATTTAAAGGTACTATAAATCTTTTTCAGATACTTAATGGATTTAATATTCCATATCTCACTGTACAAGGTATTGATCAGATTATTCAAACACACACATATACCACATTACTTAAAGCAATTCCCTTTAATAAATATCTTTATGTAGATGGTAATGCAGATACTTGTTTAAAAGCATTTTTTTCTAATCCATGTAATACAAACTCTTATGCTAAATTAGCTAGTGTGGCTACAGATGGTGTATTTGTCATGGGGTAATAGATCCAAAGGTATTTGAAATATATATTATTAAAATGGAATTACGATATAATTCCAAATATTTATAATGAATTTAAAATCACAAAATAGAATATAGTGACATTTGAGATTTATAAAAATATATCAATACAAGCCATTCTTTAGGTATTTATACCTACACTGGACTTTGGCTATTCCACCTAACTTTTCATTGGAGGAGCATCCCTCATGTCGAAGGAAAAAGTTGAAAAGAAAGCCGATGATACACTCATCGTCTCTGCCATGACCTTTCTTATGGACAAAGCTACCTTGGCCGGCGAAAACATCTACACCGTCAAGGGCTCCGACCTGGAGCGCTTTTACAAGGACAACGGCGTGCCCGTTGAGATCCAGCATCGCACCATGGCGCTCAACGACGCCGTCCTGGCTGCAGCTATCGATTTCAACGGTGAAAAGCTCAAGGCCCAGATCGAGGCTCTCAAGAAGAGCAATGAAGATCCCGAAGGCGCTGAGAATACCATCAAGCTGAACTACTCCGAAGCCACGACTGAAGTCAGCATGGTGCCCCATGTGGCTCGCAAGATCCCGACTCATCTGCCCGGCTGCGCCAATCGTGCTGATTCCGGCGATGGCATGTCTCACCACTACGGTGTCACCCAGGTCCGTATCCGCACCAAGGGCCGGGTCACCCGCCGTGACGAACAGCTCACCGATTGGGCTGATACGATCAAAGAAGCTCTCGGCGTCTAGTATCTCCTTGTCTACCAGCTCTCTTTATCATACAGTGGGTGTGGCCGATGCCACACCCACTGTATGGTATTTATTTAAAGCTTTTTAAGAATACTAGATATGCAGATCATTTCATTACAAATATATATCATAAAAATGTATTTAGGAAACTAATCCCAATTAAACCATATAGGTCCAAGGAGGACACCATGTCTACTGCTACCAACACCGCTATGGCTGATGATACCATCACCCTGTCCAAGTCCTATTTTAAGGATGCCTTTGGTGCTCATGTGGAGTACCTCACGGACATCAGTTTGGAAAATTTCGCATTCTACAAGGACAACAAGACCCAGTCCTTTAAAGGTCATGTTTGTGTTGTGGATGGGAATCAGTTCCCTGACAACATTGTTGACATTACCATGATCAAGGCACGCCTGGTCATCATCCAGAACTGCCAGACAGTCACCATCGGCCGTATCGATGCTGGTGATATTCTGATTGGTTCTTGTGGTCAGGTGACGGTTGCTGAGATCAAGACGGACACACTCTGCGCACTCACCATGAATCAGCTTGGCATTGGTGAGATTCACTGTGATAAGTTCGTGGGTTTCATCAACATGGGGCTCATTAAGAAAGGTATGATCTCGGATATGGCCATTTGTGCCACCGGACTGCAGTATGACTGCCGTGTTCTGGATCCCCAGATCTACACCCACCACTTCACCCTCTTTGGTGAAAACACTTTCAACTCGGAGAAGCTCGAGTTCTTCATGAACACCAAGAGCCTTTCCAAGCTGGATCGTTGGTTGTTCAATCACGATCCTGAAGATGCGGAATATTCCATCCGAAATGAAGTCTTGACAGGTTTCGTTTTTGAGTACACCATATGCGGGGATTTCCCTGTGCAGTGGCTCATGGATCCTGGAAACATCCCGCATTTTACCTCTCTCATGGACAAGTATGATTACTTGACCAAGACCACTGAATCCCAACGCCGTAAGGCCATTGATGCCATCAAGATCGAAGATGGTGTCTTTGACTTTATCGGAGATATCTGGGGTGGGGTCTGTGAGACAGTCGGCGACATCACGGACACCGTCGGTGATTTCGTCTTTGGTGCACGTGATACTGGGGAAAAGAAAGACCCCGTGGTGGAGGAAGCTAAGGCCATTCTTGAAGAGGCTTTCTCTGATGAAGAGGAAGAAAAAGTTGAAGACCCCGATGCACCCGATACACCCTGGATGGATCCCAACATCATGCATGTGCGTCCTTCTGGGACATACAAGGAACGTGATATCACCGAAGCTGACATCAAGGAGATGATGGATGCTGGGATTATCCCCCCCACTGCAACAGTCCAACCCCAACCACAAGCATCTACTGTCGATGTGGACATGGATCCGATGACAGCAGATCCGGCATCGACTCCGACCTTTGTGCCCCACATCATTGGTGGTACTCCGGCTGCGGCACCCATGGTGGGAATGGGTATTACCCCAATCATGGAAGATCCCATGGCCAATGAGATCATGGGGGATCTTCGTGTCAAGACCAGTGAGGAGTCGACTGCTCCCACCCCCAATGGCAAGAAAAAGAAGTAACAGTATAGGGGTAGGGGCCACATGGCCCCTACCCCATGCTTATCCGAGACATAATCCTTTTTTGACAAAAGCATATCCTACAGCGATAGCATCTGCTTCATGTTCTACCATTTTATCAAAAGCTATTTGTTTAGCAGCTTTAAATGAGATTTGTGGATTATTTAAGATAGCATCTTGGATAGTGAGTTTATCTGCATGTCCATTGCCGGTGACTATGGATTTGATACCACAGGGTGAGATTTTAAATAAACCTAACTTATAATCCATTACAATGCGTGCAATTGTATTGATACATAATTTTAATGCAATATAGGGATGTACACCACGTCTTGGATTATAAAAGGCATCTTCAGATACTACATACTGAGGACTATATGTCTCCATTAATTCACGCACCACATCTTCAATAAGAAACAGTGACATAAGCTGTCTAGTATAGACGACGCATTCTTCTTTTAATTTTTTTGCATTATCACTGGGTTTGACATTACCAAATTTGATGACTTGAAATTTATCAGTATCAAATTGATATTGTGATACCGCCCAACCAAGACAGGTGGTCCCAGGATCAAATGACAAGATACGTGTATGTCTCATGACAGTATATTCCTTGAGCTATGTGATTATCCCAATATGGGAGAATGGTTTGTTCTTTGGACTAATGATACAAAAAGCCCACTAAATTATAATACATAAAAATCTATGGATATTTTTACAGTGCTAGATGAGATGGGGATTTCTCCCCATCTCATCTCATTGCTCCATATATTCTGCTCGCCATTCTGCAGTGATACGTTCATAGATCAATTTTTGCATCTCTTGATAATTTGGTAATCCAAAATATTTATTACCGATGTATACAGCATTTTCTTTAGGTGCAGTCACATTACTAAAATAATCTTCAGTATGAGTTTGACCGAATCCTTCTATCCTGACTCCAGTAAATAACTTAGTCTCTTTAGCTATGTTGAATGCTTGGAGTGCACTGGGATATTCAGCTTCTACATCTTCATCATTGACCATGATAGTAACTTGTGTTTCATGATCAGATTCTTCTACTGCACGGATACCAATGTTAATAGCTTTACTTGGTGGAAGTACTGTACCACCCAACTTAGGTATCATATCATCAAATGGTGTACCCATGATCATACCAGAAGTAGCAATGATTTTTCCTTGAGATTTATTATAAAAATACATAGAATTCTTACCCATAGTAGTTTGTTTACTAAAATCACTCAAAAGAGAAGCATCAGTGAGTGCCATCATGGAGACACAATCATTAGTTTGTTTATGCATGAGTGGGATCAAGATACTATCTTTAATGTTATATGCAACATATCTTAAGAAATTATACATTTGTTCCATATAGTGGTTAGTGATCTTACCTAAGCTGATCTTTCCCATACCAAGTATTTTATTAGCAATAGCATTAAGGGTATAATCTGATTCTCTTCCTTTTACTTTACGTAGACGTGCATAGAGACACATGCTATCGATAAATTGAGTATATCCAGTACAATTTACCCAATGCCATTTATCTGCAAAATGTTCACAATCTCTATTGTCCACTTTATATTTAAAATATTGATATTTCTTAGGTACATCAGGATGACAAAAGATAGTAGCAGGATCTACACCCATGGATTCTAATCTCTCTAAGATACGTGAGATATCATAATTCATATTCCAAACACCAACAAAATCTGTCTTGTGTTCATGGATGCGATCAAATACCCATTTGATAAGATCAAGTTCAGTATTAGATTCATGTATCACTATTTCAAATCCATATGTGGATATCTCATCTTTTAATTCTTCATTAATGACTGACCACAATTCTTCTTGAGTAGCAGGTATCCTATTTCTATGTTGATCTACTTTCATGAGATATTCTTTCAAATAAGCACAATAGATATATTTTCCAACATTGAAAGAAAAGACATTGATACGTTTTTCACCACGCACTTCGTTTTCAATGTCCATACTACCCACAGATAGTTGAGGTAACATACCTACAGTTTTATCATTATAGCTCTTCCTGATGAGTACCCCAGTATCAATATCTGCTCCATATACATAAGGAGAATTACACAACTCCCGTAACTGGGTACGTCTACTGTATATATCTAAACTCTTCTTTAGTTTTTCTATCATTTCACTATCTCGCACTGTATATTTTTCTAGATTCTTTTCATATTCAAATTCCTTTTTATATTTGTGTGATCTGAATCCAGGTTTAGTGATCCAAAATGGTCTACGTGGATCATTGATGATACGGAGATTGTCTTTCCATGTTTTATTGCCAGCATCATCTATCACTAATACTTTTTCCTTGATGACAAATGCATTAGCATCAGGGCGTTTACAATGAGTAGCATGTATCCAAAAAGGTATGGTTTGCATAGATATCGTTACCCCCAGATGTCGTTCAAACTATGACCACTTTAGTTAAAATATCTCATATGAAAAGGAATAGGTACACCAGGCCCCAAAGGGGGCCTGGTGTACCGTATCCTAGTGACCTAAGGGAGTGCTGAGGTCAGAGACTGTTGGTGTCGCGATTAAGGATTGGTGGGCAACGGAAGCGGAGTCTCCGTGGGGACCAGGGAGATCTTCGCGTACAGGTCGATCAGCTTGCTGATGTTGACCACGTTGAGGTAGATGCCGATCGGGTTGGTGATGAGCGGGAGCTCACGGGCGTTGGCAAAGACGCGCTTGTTGACGCCGCCACCGATCTGCGGGTTGTAGTGGGCAAGATAGGTACCGAAGTCCCAATTGTGCCCAAAGTTCAAGATAGATTCGGGATCACCTTCACGGTACGGGAGGATGAGGATCTTTTCCCGCATGGTGTTGTAGGTGCACGAGACACACTCGAGGATGACGCCGTTGGGCAGGATCCGACGGTACTCGACGACTTCACCATCGAAAGCCATGTTCGTATTCCCTTCCATGTGATTATGGATATGGGGAATATTAAACAGGTTTTCGAGGATGATGTTCGACGTGATCAGCTTGTAGACCGGCTTTTCGCCGCTATTGAGCTGCGTCTTGTAGTAGGAGTTCTGGTGGATCAAGCTGAAGATGTTGATCAGCTGGAGTTCCACGTACTGGCGGATATCGCCGAGGATATCCGAAGACCGGATGGAGTCGACGTTCGAGCAGTCGATGGTCGACACGATGACGTAGGGGTTGACCAGCTGCGAGGCCACGTACTCGAAGCCGACCCGATCCTCGAAGGAGCGGAATTCCGGATTCGGATTCTCGGCCTTGATACGGTCATAGACCTGACGCAGGGTCGTGCTGACCAGCTTGAGCATACGATCGTCCTGGCCCAGGCTGATGGCCTCGGTGACGTTGCTCATGACATACTCAGGCAGGGCCTGCTGCAGAGCATAGTCGACGATGTAGTTACGACCAACCGGGATTTCCCAGGTCTGGGTCTTGTAGTGCGAACGGACGGCCACGTTCGATTTCCGAAGGTTCTCTTCAGAGAACTTGGAGTCGAGCTTATACGCGATGACTTCGGTCTTGATGTCGGCCATGACCGCAGCCACGGGCGCCGGGACAGCATCGCTATCCGGATGATACGCAGTCGGGTAGGCACTGCCGGTGCAACGGGTATCCGCCCACTGCAGAGACAGATAAGGAGACGCATCGATCATGCAGGTGATGGCTTCCCGCGGAGTGAGATTGGCAAAGATCTCGGTGTCGGTGCCGGCCATGGTCTTGAGGCTCTTGTCCAGCAGGAAGGTCTGGGTGAAGTTCGCCCGACGATCACCGGAGTAGCGGTTGTTGTTGTGCATGATCAGGCGGGAGCCGTAGTACGGCGAGGTGTCGAACTCGATGTCCTCGGTCTTGCCGCCAGAGATGAAGCGCACGACCACGGACTCGAGGATCGCACCATCAGCGATCAAGTCCGTGTAGTCGGTCATGGTAAAGCCGTAGACGTTGGGCAGGCGAGACAGGTCCATCATGTTGGCAGTCTTGCCGCAACGGATGTAGTTGTCCGCCAGCAGGACGTCGTCGTCGTCGTTGTCCTTCAGGACTTCGATACGCCGCAGGGTGTTGGAGACCATGGAGGGGTCGCCGTAGAGATGGATAAAGGGCTTGCGATGTTCCTGGGACTGCCGTTCCTTGGAGGTGGGCGCCATGGACTTGTTGAGGTCATAGACTTCGGCCCAGGGGATCACGTAGTTGATCACGGTCTGGGGAGAGGTCCGACGATGCATCACACGGTTGATCAGCCCACGGTGGAACTTGAGCAACGTGACGGTCATGGCAATGCGGATGTCTGGCAGGACGCGGTCGGTATCGGCACCGAAGGCTTCCATACCCGGAGTGAACGAAGTCAAGAACTCGGCATGCAGCGATTCCGGGATGACCTGATGCAGATCCAGCAGATTCTGCTTCTGATCCGGAAGCGTATCGCTGGTAGCGAAGTGTCGAGACTGCGCCATAGCGCCATTGCCACGGTTGTTGTAGAGCAGCTGGCCAAGTGCCGGGATAGCCATGGCCTTGATGCGATCATTTTTCAGATCGCAGGAATCGCACAGCACGCCCAGGCTTTCCGGGCTCATGAAGGCGTCGGTGAACGACATCGTGCTGTTGAAGGCTTCACAGGAAGCGGTGACCTGACCAAAGGCTTCAGCATTGACCAGGCTATCAGAGACCGGGCTGCCGCCGTTGCCGAGGTTGTTCATGTTGATGAAGTCGGTGACGTTCTTCCAGATCTTGGTGATGAGCTTGCGTTCAGCAGCAGAGACATGGCCACTGTTATTTTTGGCATATCCCATGGATTCACAGGCAGCCAGAAAACCCTGGTAACCAGCGAGATCACCTGAAGCAGAAGGCATATTGTTGTTAAACATGGACGTGGCACTCCCATTAGGTGTGGTAGTAGGTGTCAAAACACGCTAGGTGAGTTGGGGCGTGTTGAAACAGAACAATATAGATCTTTAGACCTATAAGATAGAACCCATGTAATTGGACCTATATAATTAAGGTGTTATTTTAGATAGATTTATGTGTGAGTTCAAGATCATTTAATCTAAATGACAATCGAGATAGAAAATCTTTGATAGAATTGACACTGACAAGATTGATCCAATGTGTGAGCCATTTCTTTAACAACAACACTTCTTTAATTGGAAGATCTTTTGGAGTATTATTAAGGAGATTACGGATACGTGAACATACTAATTTTTTATAAATTACATCTGCAAATGTTTCTTCTGGACTGGCTAATTCTAATAAAAGTTTCACTGGATCTCTGGGAGGAGGAGTACCATCCCCTATTGGAATATTATCATCTGGAAAAGCTGCAGCATCTGGATCTTCTGGGATAGGATCTTCTCCTTCTTCAGGAGGAAGATCATCACTGCCCAGATCATCGGGAGGTGTATCTTCCATAGCTTCAGTACCTTTTTTATAGATAGGGAGTTCTAACATTTTATCTACAATAAACTTTGAAATAACACTATTTCGAAATGCTAAAGCTTCATTAGCTGTAATGAGATTAGTTGGTTTAGCGAGGTAGGCCGATACATCCCGATCTACTTCACATTTACTGACAAAGATTGAGAATACTCGCGTATCCTCTAAATTTCCTATACGATGATAGTCTTTTAAAACAGTGAGCATTTTAAATAATGAATGTGTGGGCAGAGGAATGAGTTTCCCATCCATGGTATTATTACCAGTGATAGTATCTGAGATAACTGAGAATAGATTATTATACACTGTATTAATAGAAGCATAGATACCTTTTTCCATACCAAAGGTTGATAAAATACCAAAGATAGCATCAAGATCCTGAGAAGCAAAATTAAATCCAGAAAGATATTCAAAGAAGTCCAACTTTATATTTGTTTGATAGTTTTTGAGTTTTCTGATTAAATTAAAATCATAATCTGGAAGTGTGATCACATCAAATACAATAGTCATATATGGTAGTATATTCTTTCTATTTTCAGAAGATACATGGAGTCTGTTGGGATTTTGATTATTAATTGGTTGACTTCTACATTCAGCACTAGGTACTATTGTTAAACTTGGAATATATATACATGCACTGGGTTTTTTACCTTCCATATATACATCAGTTGGATAACCATATCCCAATGCAGAAAGTAATGGGAGATAAAAATCTCTATGGGGGACCATATGTTTTAGTTGATCATTGAAACATGGATATGAGAGTGCTTCATCAATCGTTTTCCAAGTGATAGTTCCAGGTTTACCATGAGTGAGAATATAATAAATAGAATCATAAATAGCTTTTTCACTTTGATAAAGAGAGGGTTGTGGTTTAAGTGTTTTTACCAAATAAGCAACACTTTCAATATATTCAGTAATCAACGGGGTAGTTTCATGATTAAACATATGAATATAACAAGCATAAATGGATTGATATAATACATATTGAATATAATCCAGATCATTTTTAAATTCCAAATCGATAAATGCCTGATCTGGTGTAGCAAATTTGATGATGGGATTCGCTGGCTGCATCTGTATCCTCCTTAGGATATAAAAAACTAAGTCTACGGACTATCTTCTGTGTACATAGACCATCAGCTCAAAATGTATGAAGATTCCTATACTATCCTTCGGGGACATCTATAATTTGGCTTTAGGAGAAAGGAGGTCAAATTTCATGTTTGTAAATGCAGAGATATTTTTAGAGATGTTGATGCTTCTTGGATGCAATGGTAATCCAATCATTAGATCTATCATTCGTGATTTTATGGAGATCTATGAAAAAGAATCTAAAAATGATCTCCATATGGGAGAAAATGAACATATCAAATTTTATGCTACTATTATTAAAGAACTCTTAGAGACTGAACTCAATGAACAAGATTTTCGTATAATGCTTGCTAAAATGAAGACTATGCCTTTTATTCAACACCACCGTGATATCTACGATAGTGTTGAGACTATGCTTTTTCCAAAGGAACCTCTCACTGATCAACAAAAAAATATGTTGATCAAACATGTCCAGAATTACTTACTTTGGTACTATGCTCAAGATTATACACGGAAAATGTTTGGTAAATTATCAGCTGTCAATTATACTGCAAAAGATGATAAGAAAGAAAAACTCTTAGAAGAAGTTAATAATATATCTGGTCAAATCAGTGATAAATTTCATATGATCAGATCTGCTCGAGTAGTACCAACCAACATCATCAATTTCAGTGATAAAGAATCTATTGCTAGAGGTGTCAAGAAACACAAATTGGCTAAAGTAGCTGGTGTCTTTAAGACTGGATGGCATGGTCTCAATCGAATGTTTGGTGAACGTGGTGGACCTGCACGTGGTGAGTCTATAGTCTTTGCAGCACTCTCACATAACTGTAAATCGCTGATGCTCATGAATATGGCAAAATGGATCATCAATTATAATACACCCATAGCTGAAGCTGGTAAAGGCAAACCCACTATCTTATTTATTAGTTTAGAAAATGAAGCATCTGATAATCTGATGAGTATGTATCGTTCTATCTATGAATCACTCACTCAAAATAGTGGTCTCAATAGACCTGATGAAGAAGTAGTTGAATTCATCTACGAATACTTTAATCGCCGTGGTTGGACACTCATCATGGAACGTAGGGTCGGTGATGATTTTGGATATGAAGATTATAAAGGTATGTATGAAGCATATACAAAACTTGGACATTGTATCATCAGTGTCATTGTGGATTATGTGAATAAGATGAAAAAGTCTTTCAGTGGGAAAGATGGAAACTATCTTGCATTACAAACTTTATTTGACAATATGATTAATTTTACTACAGAAAAAGGATCTACCTTTTTTACAGCACATCAACTCAATAGTGATGCTGCAAGACTCGCATCATCAGGTATCACTAATGTAGTACGCAAGTTCAATTTTGAGCATTTAGAGGATGGTAAAGCTCCCTTTAAAGTACCGGATGTAGTGATCTTTTGTCACATTGAATCAAATACCTATGGTATCAAATATCTAACTATGTCTATCAAAAAGCATAGACATGTCACCACCACACCAGAGAGACATAAAAATACAGCATATAGATTCACACCATTCGGTATCACAGATGACATTGAAGGTGAAGATCAATCTGTAAAAGATATCTATGCAGATGCTTATGATCTCCCACCAGGTACAGATCTTGGCCCTGCAGCAGTGACTATAGAAGATGGATTCTTTTAGATCTTCTACATACATAGATAGGTGGGTCATTTAGACCCACCTATCTATGGGCATCGTATGACTTTATTGATAGTACACCTCCATATTTGGAGATAGGGAGATACACATGACGAATGCTACATTTGAAGAAGTCACTACTGAATTGGTGACTACTGAGAAATTGTCTTTAGGTGGCCACACTGGTGTCACTGGTATCAGTGATGACTATACTGAAAACAGTACTATCAAATTACCTACATCACAAGCACTTTTTAATGGGTTAAGAAAGATACAGTCTCAAGTAGATATCCTCAATAATGTTGGACTTGGTATTGATAATTTAGTCATTTCTACTCCTTTAGTATCTCCAGTGTTTAATGATACTGGATACAATTACCTTGGTTGGGAGTTATACAACAATGTAGCTATTTATACTGGTGACACAGTTAACAACTATATTCAGTTGCCACACAATCTCTTTTCTGAAAATCATCACTATATCTTTAATATTAAAGTGCATATCCTTCAAAGTGGAAGATTGGAATTAAGAGATCAAGATGGTGATATCATTGAAGTCATGTCTGCTATTGGTGATTATTATTTTGAAATGACTGCTGGTGCTGCAGCTACTTTTAAACTCATTGCTAAAGACGTAGAAGTTGGTAAGACTATCACCATTTCATATTTAGCTATCCATCAAGTCTCTGATCAATTTTATAATTATCTTACTAGTAAAATTAGAGAATTGTCTAGTGTGGATGGTCAAGGATATGTAGATAAAGTATTATTTGAAACTCGTATGGATGCAATTGAATTAGAATTTCAAACTGCAATCAGTGCTATGAGTGATAAAATAGATAATCATTTACTTGATAAAGAAAATCCACATGAAGTTACTTATCAGCAGATTGGTGCTGCTCCTGTGGTACATCAGCATGATGAAGAATATTATGTTAAAGAAGAGATCAATGCTTTGATTTCAGCTGCTATTGCTACCCGTGCATTAACTAGTCATACACACATTAACTATGTTACTGAAAGTGATGTACAAGTTAGTATTGGTATTGCTTTAGATAATGCACTTAAAAGTGTACACACTGTTTCACCATTATCCATTTTAGAAGGTCCAACTGGATTACTTCCTGAACTCTATACACACTGTGGTATTACACCCCCATCACAATTACTCATTACTAACACATTTAATCATGTCAGTGAAGGACCATATGACGTAGTATCCGGATATGCTTCTACTAATATTTCACCTGAAGAAGGATCAAAGATCGAAGATGCTTTTATGCGATACAATCTTTATCAAAAATGTGCTACATTTAATCACGATGTATCTGTGGAAAGAGTAGTCATCCATTATCAATTTCATAGAGTGAGAAAATTACTTGGATATGTGATCCGTGGATTAGAGACTGGATATATCTCCAAATGGTCACTTTATACTAATTTCAATACTTTTGTACATTCAGTTACCAATGCCAGTTATACTGCCGGTGGATATGAGGTGTTATTACCAGTGAGTCAAGTTTGTACATCATTTGCTATTGAAGTGATAGAGACTTCAGCTCTCCGATTTGGTATTCATATTGAACCCATCTTTGATGATATCACTACTGGGCATATTGGTGTATCAGAAGATCCAATGTTGTTATCTATTCCTAGATCTGGAAATAATTTGATCTTTACTTTAGATTTGGATGTGATCAATGATATTACACCCACTTTACGTATTGAAGGTCTTCCTCTTTATGCATATGTGGAAGTGGGTACTCTTGGAAATGAACAACTCAAATATACTTATATTCCACCTGAATTTGGTACTATTCGAAATGGTGTTAGTGTGTTTAAAGATAAATTTGAGATAGGTGTGGATATACAATCAGTATCTTACGATCCCATGAAATACATTCCACATAAAGTCTTTGGTACTCTCAAACTTAAAGATGTGGATACCCCAACAATACCTTTGATCAATGTATATACTGGATTGGATCCTTGGAGTATCAATACTAATGAAGCCACTATTGAACATACATTTATTACTCCAACATATATGGTAGGTTATGATCTTGAATGGGATACTGATAAAAAAGATAAATTGCCTACCACTTGGACACTTAAACTCTATGTAGTTAATGAATCCAATGAAGAAGAGCTTATAGTAGTGGATTCTGTTAATATATATGGTGGAAAACTCAATTATAATAAATCATCTATCCTTTATTGTAAAGATTTTAAGAAAGCTTATCTTGTAAAAAGATATGAACTTTATCTCAATAATGAAAATACTACTGGATTACATATCTCTAATTTCAGACCTATGATCTCTCAAGATTTTTATCATGTACCTAAAAACACTATGTATTGTGGTGATACTCCAGTATCAAAGATTTATCTTGGTACTGCTACTTATTTAGATGGTGATTTTATTGTCATTTCTCAAAATGTAATTGGTACTACTTGTCATCTCCCGATTAATAATCTCGTGACTACCGAGCATGGATATGAATATCAAATACTCAACCCATTCCACACTACGGATGTAAGTTGTAGTGTCCGATATGTGGATGGCGATACAGCATTTGCACCAACTTGTAGTGTGGTGGATATGCAAGATGACGTGATCACAGTATTGGCATTTAGTGAACACCAATTTTTACTTACCATTGTACGTAACTGGTAATCCACATTTCATATACATAAATATCTAGAGTCATCATCTTTTACACAGATACCTTGGATTGCATAAAGGTCACGTACCCCGTGTAGTCCAAGGTATCTTGAATATATATTACTTTATTGATGTCTGGAGTAAAAGTTACTTTAGACCATGTCATCCACTTCAACTTAAGTAAGGAGCTTTCTCACATGTACAGTGCTAACTTTGCTACCCCTGCTGCTCGTGAAGAATCCAATGTCAATACCAACGCTGCTCGTGGACCCCGGTACAACATGCCTGCCATCGGCGCCCGTGCGGCCCTGGATTTCCTGAAGAAGCATTTCCAGGCCCTCAAAGAGGGCACTGAAGATTTTATTCCGACGACGCCCGACGGCGAGTACACCATCGAGACGGCCCTGTCCGGCCATCGCTATGCCAACGGCCAGACCGGCATGTGGGAGTGTGGTGGCAGCATGGGAGCCTACGGCGCCTGCAACGTCATTGCCGGCCCCGATGCCCAGCCGCTCAATCCCTTGCACCAGCACCATGTCAACCCCGAGCATGCCTGCGACAAGCATGTGCTCCTGCCCGTCAAGGAAGGATATATCATGGCGCATGCTGCCTTCGCTGAAGGCAACGTCCTGATCACCGCTTGGCGCTGCGAGACCCTGGCCTTTGATGCCGGTGACAACCCGGAACGTGGCGGTGTCACCCGCGCCACCTTCAAGCTCATCTATGCGGCCGACGGCATCGATGCCTTGCCCCTCTTCCTCGCCGAGGAAGAAGAAGCGACCCCCGACAACCAGATGTTCCAGGCCTTTCTCAAGGCGGCGTGGACCAAGGCCAACATGTTCCGCTGCCAGTCCCAGGTGTGGGCCTATCCCTGGGCGCCCTGGATCGTCAAGAAGGGGGGTCGTGAGTGGGACCTGCCTGAAATCGTGGCTGCCCAGGAAGGCATCATCGAAGCCCTGACCGGCGTCGGCCTCTCCGACCCCGATCCCAAATCGGTCGTCACCGACTACAACACCATGGTCGCCGAAATCGAAGATGCGGCGTCCAAGGCCATCTACAAGTTCCGCAACGCCAGCAGCAACCCCCGTGGACCCCGTGTCCATGTCCTGCAGTACTTTACGCAGGAAGAAAACAGCTCGAAAGTGCGCGTGACCAACTTCGTGCTGCTGCACAACATCAAGACCCCGAAGATCTTGGCCACCAGGATCTACTACGCGGATCCCAACACCACCATGCAAAGCGAGCGCCCCGAACCGGCCTACTACCTCAACAATCGCCGGTTCATGCGCTGGGATCTCATCAAGTCCAAATTCGCGGACGAGGCCACCGGCGGCGAATGCAAGTTCGTCTACGAGTACACCGGCTGCTAGCCGGCATTTCCTGATCACATTCTGACACTAGAGGGTATCCCATGTGGGATACCCTCTAGTCAATAAGGATCTTCTTTCTTTTTTTTTTATAAACACTTATCTGGAGAGATTCTCCATGTTATAGGTCATAACCTATTTTTATGGGAGTAAATGCACATGGTTTATCGAGGAAGTTTTTTTATTGACCACAATATCTCCATTCCAAGAGATAGTGTTGTGTCAATGGAAGATATTAATAGTGTCATCAATAACCAACTCATCATACTCAATAATACTGATTTAGAAATTGCTAATGAAGGATTTTTACAAAATCTGTTTGTCGCTATAGCTGATACTATTTTTCACATTGGTAATAACTTTAAGACACTCTTTAAAATTTATAGAGATTTTAAACGATCTGAATTAAGATATTATTTGGAATCTAATGTATTACGTACATCAATCTTATTATCTACTGACTTTAATATTATTAGAACATTGATGATACCTATTCCAAGGGGCATGACTACTACTTATATAGAAGCATGTTGCGCAGTAGATGATTGTTTAAAACGTATGGATATGTTATCTAAAGCTGATCTTGCATTAGAATATTCAGATGTACTTTATGAACAATGTAGTAATGGTGACATTGATCATCTTGAGAAGAGTATCAAATCCAATTCAATACACTTTACCGATAAAGAATTGAATAAATACTTTGATAAAGTCAACAAAGTTTTTGCTAATAAATCTACTGGAGAAGTGAAATTGAATAGTGTATATGCCAATATACAAGATATCACCAGTGTGAATGAAAAACTCCTCAATATGGAAGATCATTTAATCAGCGTATCTAAAGTTTATTATAGATTAGAACACATCACTAATAAAATTGACCTCATTTTAAAAGAATTTAAAGAAAAACCTGAATTACAAAAAAGATTAACCAATAGTTTATTGATAAAATTAGGTGAATCCATTCGTAATGTAGCTGTAGTATTTGAGAAATATGGTATCCTCATCAATGATGTCAATACTCTCACACACAATCAAGTAGAAGTACTTGAAAAGATCAGAAAATATGTCAAGTGAGGATAGGGGACCCCACGGGGTCCCCTATCTATATCATGAAATCTCTTCAAGATCACTGGCATTAATTGTGTTACCCACTATTAGCCCATTTAAAAAATCATTGATTTCAGTAATCTCAGTAGTTTGGGTAGTGTCTACAGTCACATTCTGTAATATCTTAATAGCTTGATCTTTAGCGAAATTGAGTACATCAAGGTGTGTATTAGGTACTTCATGGCTATTGATGAAATTATTATAAATAGTGTTGATTTCACTGACAGTGGTTGCATTCGCCATGATAATACAAACATCCCAATATTGATTTATATTATCTTCAAGAGTATTTAATTGTGTATTTATGGTATTGACTGTATTGACTATCTCTGGATCAATATCTACATTACCCTGACTACCTTTAGTAAAACCAAGTATCTTAACATCTTCTTTACATTTAATCATATCAAATTCCAATTTGAGTAATTTTGTGATAAGAGAAATATTCATCTTAGTATTTCTAGAAACAATCAATAATAATTCATTGACCTGATCTTCTAATTCAGATTTAGAAGCTTTCATCGTTTCAAGATTATCTATACGCATAGAGAGTTTAGGTAATTTCATCCTAACATCATGGAGCTGTTTATAAGTAAGTGCATCTACTTTAATAAGTCTAGCTAGTGTTTTAAAAATATGATCAATGCGATGATTAAGTTGATATTTCAAGATCTTCCAATCCCTAGAAGCAATAGCTTTCCAATTTTCCACATTAAGTACACGATTGGAGACTTTGAGTACATTAGTTTGAAGTTCGGCTATAGCCATACGAATAGCTGACATTTCATCAAAAGCTTCTTCACCAATAGGATTTAAAATATATTCACTTGGAATAGCCGTAGCCCTGATCCAATTTTGAAATCGTGGTCTAGTCTTCACATCATTAATTAAACCACCAAGATAAAAAAATGCTTTAGTGTCTGGAGTAGCATCTACACCAACAGCAGTACAACACATCTCTAATGCAGTATTACAAATAGATCTTACTTTATATTGTTCATCTGGAGTACCAACTTTATGCCAATCAAAATCTTCTAACACATATCTGATTGGTGAGACTTGTCCCATAATGTGCTACTCCCCTACCAAGAAGGTAATGTTGTCTTCTGATAATGTTTCTCTATAATAAACATAAGATGCAAAATACCCATCAAATGGTTTAGTACCATTTTGATGACCAATATCCAAATACTGAATATTTGATTTTTTAGTCAAGATAGTGGATACCTTCTTACCAGTATTACCTGTGATACCCATCAAGAAATTAACTCGATCATAGCTAAATGACATCTGTATCTTTTTCCTATTGGTGGCTAAGAGAGGATAATCAAATACTTCTACATTTTCTTCATCATATATTCTAACAAAGAAGATATTGTTAGTACCATAATTTCCAGTCATACCAGGTTCGGTTTCATCTCTAAAGTTATATAAAGTACGCTCTATATTTGTATTAAGTGTACAAGGGTTGATAAATTCAAAAGCAAATCCACCCTCTTCAGAATTATACCAATCCAATGTTGGGATAGTGAGTCTGATACCATGTCTGGTTTTTGTTTCACCTTCAGTATAAATAAAGGGTGAACACCCAATAATATCACCATATTCACATTGGTAATTATCAATGATACATACATCTTCACCAAGACCAGCATATTTAAGTGCACCAATGCTCTGATGGTATGGGATATGTTGAATCTCAATTTCACCAGCAAGGGAATGAATGATAGAATATTCAATATGAAAATATCCTTCAGCTATCTTAATCATACGTACTGACATGATGTTGTTGAGTTCAGTCACTGATACAGTATTGTTCTCAAAATTAAGTATGGACATCTTGGATACACCAAAGATCTTGTGGAGTACTCTGATACAAAGATATTTACATTTGATGGGTTTGATATCAAAGGAAATATTAGTGATTTTATTAGCTTCTACTGGTGTATGGAGATATGATAAAATATGTTCAGTAGATAAAATATCTACAGACTCTCTAAAGAGTGTAGCACCTTTCAAATTGTCTATCTTGTTGATAGATGGGAGATTTTGATTATATCCAAAGTCTAAATTTGTAGTATTCCAAGTATCTGTTTGACTAAAATCTCTACTATATTTACATTCATTAGTACGATCACCAAAGATAGCTAACATGGGTTTACCAAATAAATAATCAGTAGGAAGATAATCAGTAGCAGCTAAATGGCGATATCCATCTCTTCCAATATATGTATATTTATCACCCCTATTAGTTTGATGTGTACCACCAACCCCATAAAGAGACATGATAGCTGCAGCTGGTTCTACTGTAGGAGGTACACCGGGAAACATCTTTTTAAAGAGGGCTGCATGTGCAGTTTCACTATCATCATGTTCTTTGATATATTTAGCAGTGAGTTTGACAGTAGTGAGAAGTTTTGGATTGGTACCATCATAAATATCATCTAAACCAGCAATTTGATAGTCTTCAAATAATATAGTGAGGAATGAATCATACGGGGCTACACCACCACGATTAGTGTATTCTTTGTATAACAAATGTAGTATATCAGTAGCAAATTGAGAAAGATCCGTTTGATGTGGATTATTGAAATCTCTAGCATGAACAGTAACCAATTTAAAGAGTCTATCAATAGTGGTCTTATTGCAAAGTTTTTTAATCTCACGTAATTGATCTAAGATCTCCTGAGAAGTAATTGGAATGACTTTCTTAGGAGTGTGAAGATTGTTTGAACGTGTATGAAATCCACCATCCCACCCAGAGATGATAGCGGTGGCTTCACGTTCCAATTCATCATACGGTGTTTCAGATTGTACTGGAGAAGTCATATATCTTCCTCCTAGGATAAGATAGATGTGAGCATAGCACCCGATGTAATAGTTTGATTATAATACCAAAAGGATTTTAAAGTGGATTTAAGCATATCTTTTTCTTTCCATGGTGCATAAAAATGGATATGTATTGGATCAAGATATATATTGGGTATTTCTAATATTGTAGTATCTTGACTAAGGATACTCTTAAAATATATATGTTTAGTATCATAACTTAAAGTAAATCCATATGTAAAATCTGTATAATCAATTGAATCAATATGGATCAGTGTCTTTGGTGTAGATGGATCAGTTAAATAAACTGTGAGACCAAGTAAAGGTTCCACATAACAATCAAGGCTGGTGATTCCATTAGTAATGGACAAAAGTTTAGTTGGTGTAATTGGTTGTACATAATGCATACCAACCACCACACAACCTTGGGTGGGACACCAATCTTCTTTAATGATATATGTGGTGTAACTGTTATTACCAGCTTCAGTGGTTTCTAAGATACGTGAAGTAGCAAAATGTTTCAATGAAATGACTGGAGTATAAGGACAAGCATTTTTATCTAAGAATTGGCTAAACAATCCATGATGAGAATTGACATCCAATTCATGTTCATCAGTCAAATATCTAAATCCAGGTACATGGAGAGCTTTAGTAGATTCTTGTTTACCTTTGATCTCTGCCCAAGTGGCTAATTCAAGATCATAAAACATTCGTCTATACATTTCTTCTTTATCAGTGACATATCCAAGCATACGATATTTGATATAGAGATTTTCCAATAATTGAGCAGCAAACTGTTCTATCCTCATTTGATGTGGATCAGTATCTTCACTCAAGTGAAAATTGATAGCTCTCATACATTCAACTAATTTAGCTATTTCACCTTTGGTTCGGAGTTGATTAATGATCAAAGCTGCATCTTCAATGAATGGTGCTGTGGGTGTAGAATTGGGCCCAGCATTGGAGATCACCTGCCACCCAGCTATAGTACCATGTTCAACTTCTTTTGTCATGTGGTATGCTCCAATAAAGTGTCTTTTAAATGAATACCTTCGGGATCTACATAAGATGCCCATTTTATTGATCCACAGTGATACAGTAGGACCTTATGGTCCTACTGTATCTGTGATAATTTCATTTATTTCTTCGTATCCACTACTTTAGGTTTGGATTTAAGTTCACTCAACTTAGATAAAATATCTACAGTAGACATATATGGTCTATCATCTTTAGAGGTAGTCCAATATCCACGGGTATTTAAAATGTCTTTAGCAATAGCTTTATCACCAGTGAGCCTATCTGCTACTTCTAAAATAGGCATATTCATAGAAGGATCCATGTTAGCAGTGAACCAATAGTTTTGAATGAAAGCTATCTGAGTCGTGAGTTCTAAAGCTCTACGAAACATATAATCTTCATCACCCATCTTTCGAATATTTTGTCTAGTTACACTTTTTTCAGGATAGAGCATAAGTTTTGGTGATCTACTATTGGGATCAAGTAATCCATATCCTTTCATTTGTTTGAGATAATGATAATTTGTGACTTCATTGAGGATACCTTGATACTGCGAAACAATAAATGGTAAAGTAGCACCACCAGCATTATTTTTCACTTTAACAAATGTGGTAGAGACTTCATTGACTTCGGTATCAGGTGCATTTCCATGTGGCGCAGGATATTCAGATTTTTTATTACCATCTAAAAGTACTGTGGCTTTCTTATTTTGCAATAATGTAGAAGCTAAAAATTCAAAGCTCCCACCTACATTTTTAAAAGTCTGATCAGCTTTCATAAATTGCATATCTTTAGTGGGATGTGCCATAGCACTCATATTCTTTTTCTCATCAATGTGTGCAGTACAAATAAAATAGAGTCCATATTTTGCAGCTAATGTGGGAATGGTTCTATTAATACGTGTCTTAACTAATCCTTCTTTCATGAAGATTGTATTCATATCTGAACTATCAGTTTTAATCTTATTGTCTTCATATCTATCAGACACTGATGTAACTGTAGCATTAGACCAACTATCAGTATATGCAATAGTTGGTTTCCACATGAGATAGGGTTTCATAGTCTTTAAATTGAGAAAAGGTGATTCAATTAAATAATCTTTTTTATGTAATTCACGTTCTTTACAATACGGTAAGATCACCTTATCATAAAATTCATCTAATGTCATTTGTGCACTGCTGATAAATAGGATCCTATCACTAACAGGTTTTTCATATATTGGTACAAAATCATCATAACGAGTAGCCGATGTAATAGTTTGTTCTGATTCAAAGACTATACCTTCAGCTTCTTTATAAATAGCTAAAATACGTGCTAAGATAGATCCTGCTGCACCAGACTTATAAAGTCCTGTTTGACCACCAATGACAGTAGAACAATGGATACCACCATTGAGATACATGTGATCACCAAGACCATGTACAAATTTACCAGTAGCAAGATCGACCATAGTACCAGTGTTGAGATATGGAATAAATGACATATCATCATCAACGATATCCCGAAACTTGTCAATGAGTCCCATACTTAACCTACCTTAAGATTTATCCGGATCCACAAGATAATACACTGGTTTATCTGGTCCCATGGGGTGTTTCGCATAATTTATTTCGCTACGAGTGGATTCACCAATATATCCACCAAGATTGACTACAAATACAAAATCAGCTAAATCAATTTTCCCTTTATGTAAAATATCAAGATTCTTTTTTTGTTCTTCAGTATATTCCATTTTATCGGCATGATTATATCCAACTACAGTTAGCACTATATATCCCATCAAACCAAAAGCAATTTCAGCTTCTTGAAATTCTAATTTGAATTTAGTGGAACCACAAAGACAAACTATTTTAGGAATACGGTCGATATGTGAATCCATTGGATGGGGTGGGAAAGGATCGGGGTATTTACTCAGATCAATCTGCATTGTGATTCTCCTTTTGATTTATATTTTAGAGTCAAATGATAGACATTTTTTATAAATCATCACATTGAATTGTATCATTTACCATCTTATGATCCTACAGATCATTGTGGGAAATATATGACACCATCTCCAAAGTGAGGGATACCCATATGGCAGATAGTAAAGTCATCCAGGATATCATGGATAATCTCCAAGATACCTCTGAAACTTTGATGAAAGTAGCTGCAGATGTAGCTGCCCAGGCTGAAGCCCTGGCTGAACATAACACTGCTTCAGGTTCACATCCTTATATTTTACAGAAAATTGAAGATCTGGATTCTGTCTCTATGGCAGATCTCAATGACGCTATCACCACACATTCAAACAATACAAGTGCACATGCTAATATTATTACTCAAATCACGCAGACCACTGGTACTAACACCACCAGTGCTATAGGTACTCACAATACTTCTCAAAGTGCACATCCTGATCTTCGCAACACTATCAATACTCTCAATACTGAAATGGCTACAGTGAGAAATTATCGGGTGTACATTGAACAATTGGATGATCTCTTTGGTGGTGGAGGTGGGACTATCTCTCTTCCTGCTATCCAAGGTATGGAGACACGTCTCACTACTGCAGAATACACTATTAATACCATCAATACACGTGTTGGTGATCTTACTCCTCGTGTGACTACCTTAGAGACTTCACAAACTCAACAAAATCAGAGATTAGATACTATTGAAACTCAAGTATCTCAACATACTGCAGATATCAGTGAATTGAAAATACGTATGGATATTGCTGAAACTAAAATCAGCTCATTCTCAGGTAGTTCTCCTGATATGGTAAATCTGATTCATAATGTACCGGCTTATGTAAAGGCTAATACGCAATACAATGTAACATTCAGCGGTGTTGAGTTTGATGCTGGACAGACTTTAGCATTTTCTATTGAATCACCAACATCAGGTATTTCATTTTCAAAGACTGTTGGTATTACACAAAGTGAAACTATTGTGATGACTATTGCTGCAGGTGTGGCACCCAATACAGTATTGCAATTTGTATTACGTGGTACACTTTCTCCAAGTAATGATACTAATGCTATTACTATTATCACTCGTGTGGCAGTACTCCCAGATATGACTAGTTTTACTGTATCTGGTATTGGTGAAACTTCTATTGCTGGTGTGGCATATGCTTATAGTTTTACTCCGGCTATTGATTCTCAAGGTAATACCATCACATATGGTGTGGCATCTTGTTCTTCTGGTACTTGTACTCTTGATAATGCAACTAAACAGGGTGTCTTCACTCCTGCTGCAAATACTCCAAGTGGTACTGTGGTGAATATTGTATTCCGTGCTACTACTGTAAATGGATATAGTGATAAAACTATCACTACAAATATTGCTGCATCTGTGAATATTACTGGGCTCAGCTCTACTCATCCCCTTATTTCAAAACCCAATAACTATATCAGTTTTAGTTTAAATGGTGCTACTTCTTCTGCTGGTGGTATCCGGTATAGTGTCGCTCCAAAATCAGGTAGTGTCATCGCTTTTACACCCAATACTGGAATTTCAAACAATGATCCCATTACTATGATTGTGCCCACCAATGCTTCCCGTGGTACTGATCAAACATTTGTTGTCACTGTGACTGATGCTGTCGGTGCTACTGCTATTAAAGAATTTGTTGTAAAGATAAATTCACTTCCAGTGTCTAGTGGTATTGTTATTAACGGTATTAGCGGTGCTGTAAACTCTGGATCGACTTTAAATGTATCCTTTAGTAATGGAACTGATGCTGATAATCAAACTCTTAAATATGGTATATATAATCAAACACGCAGTAATGTACTTTTTAGTAAGAAAAATGATATCACTGCAAATGAAACGATAAACATTACCCTGGATTATATCACTGAAAATACAACATTTATGTTTGATGTACAAGTAACTGATACTTTAGGTGAAATTAGTACAGATCTTAAAACTATATATATTGAAATGCTTCCAGTATATATTGCACAGACACCTGAAATCACTTATCCCACCGATAATGCAGTACTCTCTTCAGATGCAGTGACATTTGCATTCAGTGAACTGGTAGTCACTACTGCCACTGGTGCATAAAATATATCCATGGGTGGGGAGCAATCCCCACCCATGGATATATAAAAATGTATCTAATATGTATCTCTTATGATTTCAAATACTACAGGAGGAAATCATTATGAGTAAATATCTACTCCTTATCTCTAAATCCAATGAACATATGCACCATATGTGTTCTATTGATGAATGGAATAATCTCTCTCCAGAAGATCATGAAAATTATACTAAAGTCACTGTAGAGAATGATCCACCCCAATATGATGTATTTAATGAAATGGCTATCGTTGGTGATATCAAGGAACTTATTTTAAATATCAACACTGAAACGAATAGTGTGAAAGCTGATTGGAAGATCATCCCAGTTCAATCTCATGTAAAAATTGAACGTATCAATCAATACAATCACATCATGATAAAAAATTATTCAGATGCATTTATCAAATTTCTTAACCAACAGAGAAATACATATTTATACACTACGAGATCTAAAGTAGGTGATAAACATTATGAATTACTTATGGATCTTGAAATGATTTACAATGAATTTCAGAATAGAAATTTAAGATATCCATTTGTATTTCCAGTCAATGAACTCATCAAGATGGAATCACCAGATATTATTGATCCCATTGAACCAGATAAACAACAGTTTATGCGTATACCTGGATACATTGAATTTGATGGATTTGCTATGCAACAATTGATGTTTGAATATAAAAAGAAAATCAAAGAAGCTTATGCGGATTTTGGTAAACGTATCAAAGAAGACCATATTTCAAATTATGCTGATTTGATACGACATTATAAAGTGAATACTCAACAATAACATGATAGGGATGCCCCATGGGGCATCCCTATCTAGCATCAAGGAAAGTAAGTGTGAGGTGTAATACACAAATCAATATCTTTCTCTTTTCTACGTAAAAATACTTCAGTATTGATTGCATCATTTAACTGAATTGGTGTATACCACCGATCTTGTACATATTTAAAATTTGATCTCAAGGCATGTAAACAAAACTCAGTACAGAACCATCTGTAAGTACTATTAGCTAAAGCAATGAATGGGCCCAATAACAAAGCTATCCAATCATATTTACACCCTTCTTCATGTTTGCATATTTCCATGATAAGTTGTTCTTCTTCTTTAGTGATCCATTCAAGATTGTGCACTCTCCACTTTTCTCTATTATCGAGATCTTTAATAGTAGTGAATCTTGTACCACCATCACTGGGTGATGCACCAAATACCATATTGTTACTAAAGACCAATTCACAGTGATAGCATTTATCACGGGTAACAAATTTGATCAGACGATCAATATAATCCTCTGGATCCCCGATCCTAAATGCTATACGCATCATGACGTGGCTGCTGAAATGGAGATATCTGCCATATGATTGCATTTTGAACAATAAGTGTTAGCTACTAAAGTAGATCCATTTTTATTGATAAAAGTTTTTCCACCAACGACCAATTTACTACCACAAATAGGACAATAGTTGAGCATTGGAGGTTTGATAGCTTTAGCTGTAACAGCTTTAGCATCTGCATCAGTGATAGTGATCTCAGGACACATATTCAAATTCCTCCATGACTTGAGCAATAGCAGCAGCTTTAAGTGCAGCAGCTGATTGATAATCGAGTGCAATAGCAGCAGCTAGATCATTTTTATTTTCCATCTTAGCAGCTAACCATGCACTTTGAAGACCCTGTAAGATAGGCGTGAATTCATCTTCGATTGCTTTGAGTCTAAGGGCTAATGCAGTCTCTGGATCAGTGGGATCTTGTGGATCCAATACATCCAATCTACTTTTGAGCTCAGTCACTTTTGTATTTACATCAGCGATAGCAGTCAAGAGACTGGGGTGTGCAGTGCTGATCCCATCATGTGTACTGACCATTTGAGTCATCATCGTAGTGGCATCATTGACTAAAATAAATCCAGTAGCATCGACTACATCTGTAATCAAATCACGGATATCAGGGTGTGCTTCTTCTGAAGATTCATGGTCCATCAATGATTGTTTTACATTATCAAGTTTTGTACAAGCAGTTTGTAATTCAGCTATAGCAGCATTAACTGCATTAAGTAACCCCTGTTCAGATAACTTATCGCCAATGGTATCGCCCATGACATTTACTCCTTTAAGGATTCTGTGCTACTGGAATTTCCAGTGCAGTGATACGGCTTTGCATATCAGTCAATGTATTGGTAAGTGTAGCTACAGCATTTTGTAATCGGAGAACTATGTTCGCAGTAACATCTTCAGTACGTACACGTGTAACGATATATGGGATCAGTTGATCGGAAATATTAAAGGGGATAGTTGGGATGTAATATTGATTCCTGAGATGTGTAAAGAGTTGTACATCTTTAAGACCAATGGTCCCAGTACCAGTCCAATCAACAATAGTAAATCTATATTTACTCATAATGACACTATCTGACACTACAGCCAATTTAAACTTCCCATAGGTCTCAGTATTTATATCAAAGGTTTTATCGTGGAGTGTATGCCACTGTGTTCCATCATAACCTTCTACCAACCAATGAATGGGTCTAACACCATCAGGCTTAGGATAAATAGTATATGCTGATATGATATTATTCAATCCAGTCACTTCAAAATATTCAGCTACAGCAGCGTTATCAGTCTGATCACTATTCCAAGAGATAGTGTTGTTTACATTAGCAATAGAGTGTGGATCTGGAGTAGTCACTACTACACCAGTCAAGTCATCTATTTTGTCATATTCATATTGGATGAGTCCATATAAATCGGGTTCAATATATACATTCAAGAGTCTACCATCTACTGGCACTCTATTGATAGGGGTCACTTTTGTATCTCTTGTCATGTAAATGATATCACCGATCTCTTCATGCTTCATTCCAATACCAAGATCTTTAAAAGGGACCACATAGACAAACCCCTTAGGAGCTTCGATATTGGGCATCATGAGACTGTTTTTATTGCGTCCATAGAGATAGAGTCTTTTGAGACCAGGAGTGAGTGTAGCATCTTCAGTCATATACCATTGAGAAAAAGTAAATTTGATATGTTTGACTTCAGTAGGAGTGGGAGTATCATAGCTACGATCTTCACCAGTCTGCCATTTAGGCTCATCAGTGATAGTCTCTATCTCATACCAAGTGATACCATCTAAAGATCCTTCGAGTGTCCATTGTTTGGGTGAAGGAGCATCCATGAATGGTGCACTGACATGACCTAATCGAGAGATGATATCATATCCATCTAAGATATAAGTATCAAGTCCTTTGAATTCGATAGTGAGTGTACAAGTAGTGGTACCAGCATCTGTGATCCATTGATCTGTGACCCAATGAACATTTTCTACATCTATTGGTTTATTGAATATATTCCAAGCATAGAGATTTTCATCGACACTACTGGCAGTCACTTGGACGATAGTCATATCACCATCTGTGATGACTGGATTGATACGGACACTCTCACTATAGACTTCTTCCAGACTAAGAGCTATATCACCAGTGACTATTTGACCTTCTAATGGAATAAGTTCTGGGTAAATAGATAAAGCTTTCCTTTGGATGAGTCTTGGCATAGTCCGATACCACTTCTCATCAAATCCACCCATATGTTCATGACCTACACCACTATATTGATTGGGATGTCTATGTGGGGGAGTGAGATCAAATGTCTGACCACACCCAATTTTAAACTCTTGTGTCGTAGTATTGTAGACTGGTACACCAGGTGGGATGGGCTTTGTCATAGCCCTCAAATTAGCATCAGTATCCGCAGGTACGTTAGTCAGTAACGTAGCTGTGTTTTTCTTTGTCTTACTACCAGCCATGTGATGGATCTCCTTTTAAAAAAGATTTATTGACTATCGGATTCGAAAGCAGTCTGACACTGGATACAACGTGTAGTGTGTGGTACAGCGATCACACGTTTAGCTGGGATGATCCCACCACAGTCTTCACAATACCTCTCACCATTGATATCTGTATATTTAATGGATTGAGATTTGAGCATGGCCTGATGTGCTTGTATACACATCTGATCATGATGACTCGACTGTTCATATGCCAAATCGCATGCATCCATGTATGAGATCCTTTTGATGTCATATGGTGTAGTAAAAACCTATAAGATGCTTTAAAATCTACTCTTGTTTTTCATTAGATGTTGAAATATATATCATATTTTTGGAGGTAAACAATATATGCATTTTCATCAGCCATACACACCTACCATACGTTTTGCTACAAGTTGTCCCAGCACATATAAATTCAATTTTAATATTGGGCTCATACGGAATCTTGAATTAGATTTTACATCACCAATATTTGTTAGTGTAGAATACAATGAAATACACACACTCTTACGATTTACATTTACTAACGATATCACATCTATTCAACATGCAAATCGATCCACTGTCTTAAAGACGTGTATGGAAATACGTAATACATATGTATTTGATTGGCTCTTTTCTACATTTACAAAAGATATGATACATAATCAAAGATACAAACTCCTTGCAGATGGAAAAAATATATTCATATTAAATATCAATAAAAATGATATACTATTATTTTTGGAATATGATAATTTAACTTGGACACATTTTAAATCAAATGCTAGCAATTTATCCAATGCTGTCATTTCGATACATGAAATCTCTACACGTACTGATATTAATACACCACATAATATTCGATTAGCCAATTGGACAAATGTTACTGCAAATATATTGGATCTCCCTATTCTAAAGAGTGCTACATTTGACTATGATACTGATCTCAATAAATATGTCATTGTATTTAATAGAAAGTTTGATTATCACAAAATCAGATATGAACCTACACGTCAACAATACACTATGGGCATACCAGTATTTATCTATGTTAAATTAAGGACACATTTTCATATCACTGATAAAAATAAGACACATAAATTTCATCTCATTAAACACCCCACACGTACAAATACTGCTATTATAAATGCACATATTTTATCTAAAGCAGAATTGATCTAGGATACATTGATCTAGATATACTGATAGGAGCTACTCATGCTCTTTACTTCATATTTTGCTAGGAGTAGAGACTTTCCATCTACTGCTAGGCAGATAGCCATCTGTAGGTATCCACCCAAATGGTACACTGGATATGTCTATCCACAACTAGCACCTACAGCTTCTCTCTTAGAGAGATACAAAGCAAAGGAGATCACTGAAGAACAATATAAAGATATCTATTGGTCAGAGACTCTCTCACTGTTTGTACCAGAGCATCTCTATCCATATCTGGACACTGGTCCACTCACTTTCATCTTGTGTCATGAGGAATCTACCGTGTTCTGTCATAGACATCTGGTAGCACAATGGATCAATCTCTCTTATGGGGAGACTCTTGTCACTGAGTATACTGGATCAAAAGGAGATAGATAGATGATAGCACCAATACAACATAAGGTAGAATGGAAAGTACCAAAAGACGTCAGAGAGCTGACAAAGATCACTACCTATATATCTAAACCCACCCATGATAATGTCCCAATCTATCTGAAATACAATATCAATGAAAAGTATACTGGTGCATATAGTGGTTATATCTTTCGTACACACACAGCTATGATGAATGTCCTCAACCGTGTACACTACTATCGGATGCAAGCCAGGACTGCTACTACATTTGGACTCAAAGATGTCACAGATCATCCTTTCTCACAGCCTGGAGCATATGGTACATATATCGATACGATCTATCAAAAGAGTGTGTGTGAGGATGGTGTAGTCTATCCATTCATCTTCTATGATCTCCATCTCTGTAGTGCAGATGCTCTTCATAGTGAAGATATAGATGAGATCCATACATCGATCCATGATGACTATGAAGCTACAGTAGAAGAGTATATTAGATATAAAGATAAATTGGTAGATGGATTTTCATTGGTGACTCTCCTTCGATTTGATAAGTTCGAGATCATCGTAGCGTCTAAGATGGGTACACATGTAGATAGTCTGGAGGTATTTGAAGTGAAAGATGATACCACCCCAATGGAAAATAGAGTATATGTAGCACTAGGACATTGTCATCTCAACAGACCTACTATCCCACCTCTACGTGTCAAGAAAGATAGGAGCAATACATGATAGAGCCCACACCAACAGAGACACTCATCCCATCTACAGATACTGTCTGGTATGTACCAGACACTGTCAGTGATCATTGTAAAGTGAATATCTACGCATCTGTAGAAGTATGTAAAGCCTATCCTCATGCACTCAAATATGATGTACATGGAAAATCCACTGATCGTCACATTGATCTACAGATCAAATCGTTATCTATGGCCATGATTGTACTCAATCGTATCAGATATTATCATGCACAAAATGCACTCCTCACACAATGTGGTATCACAGATCTCATAGATAATGCATATACTAGACCTGGTGCATTCAGACATTTTATCACTACTGAGATGTGTAAGGTGATGACTAGTAAGACATTCCCATTACCATATTGTTATGCGGATACACATATCATGCAGAATACAGCTCTATATCAAGAAGATTTAAATATAGTGCGTAAGATGGAACATGAAGATTATGATGCAGTAGTAGCAGCATATCAAAGGTATGGTAATAAAGAAGATGATGGTTTTACTCTCACACTCCTCAATAGATTTGATAAATTTGAGATAGTGATAGCTGCAAAGATGGGGAGTCATGCTACTAAAATCGAGCACTATACCTATGCTGAGGATGAAGTAGATACTACTCCATCTGAAGAAAAGATCCACACTACGATAGGTGCATTCGCTCTGATCTACTATCATCCCAGACCACTCATCGGGATGAGCACTCCCTTGGATGAAATGTAAGGAATAACAAGATTGTAGGGTAGCCCATTATGGGCTACCCTATTTATCATGATGTATTATATCTTTTTTCTTATTTGTCTCTACTCTTTATATAGTACTAAATCCAACACACACTACCTCTCTACCACCAGGTAGGGGAGGCCCCATCAGACTCCGTCTATACTGTCTATGTGACCTATTCATTATCTATAGTGTAGAGTCTTTACCTTCAGTCTTTTATCATGAGAGTAGAGGGTGATACCCTCTACTCTCTATCTAGAGTCATTACCCTAGTTCTTTATATAGACTATTGATTTAGTCTTGATATAGATAGCATGATTAGAGGAGGAGTATACCCTCATGCCTATATTACCATGTCCACTCACAGAGTACACTACACATATATTTGATCCACTCTTCCAAAACATGGTCAATAGACTGATATACACCATGGGATATAAAGATATCTTTAAGGATAACATTTATATCAACTCTAGCTATGCGCGTACATCAGATACTACTGATGGTGATAACAACGCTATGATACGTAGTGATAAGTTTATAGCTGATGTGACCATGCAGATGCAACCCGATAGTACCAAATGGAATACATTCAATTTCAATCACACTGCTGCATATGGTATCAATTCTAATAGTATAAAGAATAATCATTTACTCTTTTTAGATAGTGGGGCTAAAGTGAGTCTTTGGGAACAATCTTCTCCTTGTAGTGTGATACTCAATTGTCGTATGGTATTTCTTAATAAGATGCATGCATATCAGACTCCACATATATTACTCAATAGATTCTTATCTGGGTCAGTACTGGAGGTAGCAGATCTGTTTTATGATTATCAGTTACCCACGAGTGCACTTTATGCATTCTCTGAGATACACTCTAGGAGAGGACTTGATCTTGACTATTATCAATACTTGAGAGTGGGGAGTGATGGTCAAATTGGTCTAGTAAAGAATATCCATGGTGATAGACCTGAATATGTGGTGAAGAAGAGTCAGATACGATGTCTTTATACTGTAGAGTATAGTGATGAACAGCCTAGTGATGAAAAGACCAATGCTGCACCCAACTCCTTTGTGATACCTTTTACGTATACAATTCAATTTGCTTTACCCAATCTCTTGTTTTTGGAATACCCCATCATGATCAATAATCAATTACTCCCTCAAGAATGTATCCCTACTCATATCTACAATACTGCTCCTGGATTCACTGGAGACTTTACTTTTAAAACTATGAGTGATTACTATCATGAGTATTACAAGAATCAACCTACAAGTTGTTTTATTTCTCCTTTCTGGGAAGATTGGGCACCACCATCGAATGCTATGCCAAGACGTTATAGCCATGAACCTTTCTTCATTGGTACTCTCACTATCGATGATCCCAATGAAAAGATGATGATAGATCTATCTGGTGATCTTGGAGATGGATTTAGATTCAATCCTATCTTGTTGGATATCTTAAGAGAGCAAGGTGAAGGAGCATTCAAATTTGAATCATTATTTAATATCTCAGTATATAAAGATAATCAGTTACTTGATAGAAGTGAGCTCAGTCTCAGTGATGAATTACAGCTTTCATTTTCAGCTAAAGAGCCTTTGGCTATCTATAGACTGGTGATCTCTCAAATGCAATATCTCTTCAATTTGAGGATAGAATATTGGGACTTGGCATTTAAGTATAGATTCTTTTTAGGTAATGCAAATACTATCAAAGAGTTCTTTCATAAACGGGTGCCATATTGGAAGAATTATACTCAATTCTATTTTGACAATCGTACAAAGAGTTATTATGATAAGACCACTAAAGCATTTGTATTTGCAGTCGATAAAGATGGTAGAATGTATAGATGGATAGATGGTATCTATGGATCACCTAAAAAAGAGTATTTTGATGATCTCACCTATCTCCCAGAAGGAGTGAAAAAATATGGGTCTTTTACCACGTTCAGGATCCTTGACACCGACATCACAACAGCAGGTGGAACCACACCAGACACTCCCTAATACCACTGTGCTTTTAGATGGTGGACGATATCATCTTCCTAATGATGGAAATCTCTCTAATGAAAAGATAGTCAAAGATACACTCCAGACACAGACTGCTTGGAATGTGGATCGATATGCAAGTAGTCTTTCTCTCATGGCAGGATATGCTGATGGATTTCCTCTCAGTGTAACCTATTTTAATCAAGAGACTAGACCTGGATACAAGTCTACTCCTATTGATATTGTGATGTCAAATACTGAACATGTAGTACATAAAAACATCATCAAGATCCTTAATTTTGAGGTACGATTATCTGGACCACTAGATTTTCAAAATGACAAAGAAGAGACATTCATGACTGCCGTAGGTCAAATGACCACACCAGCTGGATTCAAACCTGCTATAGGTGATTTCTTTTATATGTTACAGCAAGATGGTAAATGGGGTATAGTGGCTATCCGAGATATAGATAGATTATCATTGAGCCAGAATACTTTCATCAAATGTGATATTGAATTAGTAGCATTCTTGACTGTAGATCAAAGAGAGTTCATTGAACAGTGTGTGACTAATACTTATTACTTTGATAAACAGAAATATCACATTAACAATATGACATTACTTAAAGAGACTTCATATATCCAAATGAATATTGTGACACAGATACGTAAAGAGATGATCTCTTATTACTACGAACAGTTTTACAATAAAGTGATTAATAGTGTGGTGTTGCCAGATGGTACGTATGATCCCTATGTAGTAGAATTTTTACATAAGAAAGTGAGTGTGGTGGATTTCCCTAAAAGACCTCAACAATTATTACCTGAACTTTATGATTATAACAATAGTATCTGGGCTTGTTTCACTGAGAAAAATAGATCCAATGATCCACGTACTGTAGATAATGCTATCCATTTAAAACGTAGAGAGAATAACTATTGGCAAACTGGTATTACACTTCTTGTAGATAGAGAATATATTGCTTTAGGTAAAGCTAAGACTAATTGGAAATTTGGTGAAAAAGAAATAATGACACCTTATGTATTTTCGATTGAGTTTTATTTGTGCAACACAAAAGATATGACAGGACCCGAATTATTAGTTTATGAGACACTCAGTCAATCTATCAATATTGAACGTATCATTGAGTTTATGCAGACCTATAGAAATTGGGAAAAAGAATATGCATTTTATTGGATACCTATCTCATTGTGGCTCATGGATATAGCTTACGCCAATATCACAGATTGATCTCATAGAGGAGGAGGCTATGCCTCCTCCTCTAGATATGCTGATCATTTCATTTTAAATATATATCATTTAAATGAATCTGGATATCAAACCTTAGATAAAAACATTCAACTTAAGGAGACTACCTAGGTGCCCCATTATCTCAATGATCGTATGATCCGGTTGCAGGCCATCTTTGAAACCATCAACTCCCAGTTCGAGGAACAGCAGAAGCAAGGAATGACTTACATCCCCACCTTGCCCGGCATGGGTGATCATGAGGCGGCTTACCGTCTCCTTAACGGCAGGGGCATCGCCTGTCAGTGACCTGTACAGTGGAGGGTCCCCATGGGGACCCTCCACCACATCAGTGGTCTTTATATTTTTTGTATATGATCCATAAAAACGATCTTATAGTCTTTTATCTTGGAGGAATATCATGGCTAAGACACAATATGTAGATATAGTTGATCATATTAATAAATATCCATATAGAGTATTAGCACCTGCCAAATATACACCTATAGCCGATTATGATAAACTTTTTAATTTTGATCCACTCTATCAACCAACTGATCCTGATATGGTCTGTACTCATGCACTCACTATAGTCAATCTCATTGACATGCATGCTAACAATATAGAATTTAGAGTAGTGAAAAATGAAGATGTATTTGATATTTATCATAAACTTTATTCATATATGGAGATACTCCATAGCAATAGAAAAAGAAATGTAGATCAAGAAGTCTTCTATCAAAAGGCTATGACATTTTTACAACTCTGTGCTAAGAAATGTAGATTAGCACATAAGCGACTTGATTTAGATAGAGAAGTAAAACCTGGTACATTATCAGCAGTTCTTACTAAGATTAATAGAGCACTTCAAGGGAGGTAATTTATTATGGGTATGAATATCAGACCCAGTGAACAATTAGACAATGCTATTTTTTCTGCTTTAGATAAACGCATTCAATGTACCTATCGATTAGAGTGTACTATCTCCAATGCTGAGACTGGATTTGAATTGGAAGTATATTATTTTACTGGTATGGGTATCAATCAAAGTTTCACTGAAAATTATACAGACTTGATCAGTGTGTCTATTGAACTCAGACCTAGTGACTTCCTCACAGTACTCACCAATTATAATAATCTTAATTGTACTATTATTCTCACTACAGTGGATGCACATACGTTTTATGATGTAGATGATCTCGATCCTATCATCTTTACGGGTAGAGTCATCATCAATAATCCCCAAGACATTATGAAGAAATATAATTTTAGACAACTCATAGAAGAAGAAGATGACCCGAATAGTGAAGAGTCTAAAAAGGCAGTCAAGTTACCACTCAGCTTTCAGATGATGCGACAAGAGACTTATGATTTGAAACGTAAAGAAGTTAACGCTATGTTCACTGATACTACGTTGGATAAAGTCATGTCCTTTGTAGCAGATCAGTTTGGTATCACCGCTACTAATATGAAGTTACCAGATAATATGGATAAGATCAAGAATCTAGTGATACCACCAGGTCAAGATCTTTCATCAGTATTCCACTACTTGCAAGAGAGATTTGGTGTATTTGGAAACGGTATGAGTGCCTATATATCAGATAAAATATTACATATTTATCCACCCAATGATACTGAAGCTAAAGATTATAAAACAACTATGCATGTCATTAAAGCACCAGCCAATTATATCCCAGGTGAACAAGGATATCATACAGTAGAAAATGGTGAACTCATCGTGGTATCCACTGGTGGTGGTGATATAGCTAACATGACTGAAGCTGGAGTAGAACAAGCAGGTAACACTCAAGTGTCAGTACAATCGGATCGTATGATAGATTTTACTACTACAATGAAAGAAGATGGTGAAGTCAAAATGAATGAAAATACACAGACTTTATCTTTAGATACGAAGAATCAAGCACAAGAAAATGCAATCAATGCACGTTACTCTGGTGAAACAGTCAACTCATTTAATCAACTTTCTAATATGGGACAATATGATTGTATTATGGCTACTCTCAATTGGGTGTCAGCTAGACCAATGTTGCTTAATCCAGGTCAAAAGCTCACATTACATTATGATGATGAAAATGGAGTATACACTACAGCATCTGGTGTATTGGAAGGTATCTCATTTACAAGTTCTAAATTAGATAAGTATATTGGTCAACCTTTTTATATATTTGGTAGTCAAATAGTAGCTCGATTGAAATCTAATAAGAGGGACTAACTTTAAGTGGGAGTATTTGACATGGTAGTAAAGTACGACTATTTTTTTAAAGATAAACCAATTCGAATATTACAAAATCTAGATAATGAGTCTGTTGGGGCACACGTTAATAAATTAGGTAAACATGATTATGTTGCTTATGCTTGTTTTCATAGACCATGTCCAGATATTTGGTTTGGTAGACTCTTAGCTTTTCCTATATGTAAATTTGATTGGTTAGATGATTTTGTAAAATGCATTCCTATGGATCTATTTATGTATAATAAAAAGAAAGGTCTATGTTCTTTTTATGTAGATGATATGTGTATCTTCTCACCATATGCACCCTAGTAAATCAATAAATACTCAAGCATATATTATTTATGAGCTAGAGTGTATCACAAATGAATAAATCCCATTAGGAGGAAAGATCAGATGGTAGTAGATCTGCAAGAAGAAGTGATCATGGATAGTATCATCAATGATGCTAAAACCATTTCTAATGAAACAATGAATTTGGTAAATAACACTAAACTTCTCATGGATCAAGTGGTGAGTTTGCGTGAACTTATCTTTATGTATTTTGAAGCTAAAGATTGGTATGATCAGGTACTTGGTGGTTTAGAACATTATCATTTGGATACTCAGGATACACGTGATAGTTTTGATTTGATCTTTGAAAATGCCACTCAAGAATATTACAGTGCTTGTACTCTTCTTCGTAGACTTGGTGTCATCACCCAGGAGGATATGTAATATGTTGGAATTGGTGTTGATCCGTGGTCTTCCTGGGAGTGGGAAGACCACTATGGCTAAGGAACAGTTCCCTGATCACATTCATTGTGAAGCTGATCAATATTTTACAGATGAACATGGTAATTTTAATTTTGATCCTAAGTTTATTGAAGTGGCACATGAAGCATGTTTCAATAAAGCAAATGATGCATTGGGTATTGGAAAAAGTGTGGTGGTATCAAATCAATTTCGTCTGTTAAAGGAGATGAAATCTTACGTAACTTTGGCAGATTGTTATGGTGCAGAACTCAAAGTGTATGAATGTACTGGTTTTTATGGAAGTAAAGCTACTGATCCTGATTATTTGCAATTTGCTAAGTCTACCTGGGAACCCCTCATATCGGAATCTAAAGAAGGAGTGAATTAATATGCATCTTCAGAATTATGTCAATAATATCACTACATATTTCAATGCTCTCATTCCTAAAGAAAAATACAATGAACTTTTTGTGTGTATCCAAAAATATGTTGCATATGCAGTGACAAATAAAAAGAATCTGGAATTTATTCTTCAACTTACAAGAAATGATCTTGCTATCATCATTCCAGATGGATCAATTGACGGTCGTGTGACACATGGTGTGGATGTTTATCTTACAAAGATTGATATGTCATTCTTTCATAGATTTCTTTCTTCAGGTACTGGATTTGAATTTCCTTTTGAAGATAAAAAGGTTATCATTGATTTTGATATGGAAAGTGATCTTCCTGTATCTTATACTGATATGATGAATAGTAAAAGGAGTTATCGTGGAATGATGCGTATCCTTTACACCATGAATTGATGTTTTGGATATAAAAAAAGACAACAATCGTGCATAGTAGGAGGGAGATCTCCCTCCTACTATGCACATTACCCATTTCATTTGGAGGAAAAATGGAGGCTATATCTGGCGGAGTGTCTCTCTTTGTGAAGGTCGATAACATCTTAAATAAGATCCATTTTGCTATGGGAGGTTTTAATCAGATATTGGATTACACTGATACTGATAAAGGATATCTTTCTGGTGGTATCCAAATCTTAGAAGAGATTTATGGTGAGCTGACAACTATAAAAAATGAATTGAAATCAAAACAGGATGTAGTAAATGATATTGTTCCAATGGAGATTATAAAAGAAGAGATACCAACAGTTCGTGTGATTAAACCTGCTGAATTAAAATCTATAAATACACAATCTTTAGATACATTATCCAATACAAATAAAACCAATGTAAACATGAAACATCTCAATCTTCCGAACATTATTGATACAAGTAAATCTAATACTAGACCGGCATTCCCTATACCAGATACACCACGTGGATTTAATACTATCCCTGGTTTGGATAAATTGACATTACCTAAACCAAACATCATGTCACAGGATAAATCAAAGTCAGATATTCAACCTGTTAATGTTGATATTGTATCTAATCAAATTGATCCACCAATGGCTTCTGGATATAAGCTTTCACCTGAAGAGGCTACCATCTCTAATGTTGAGAGTGATATTTTACAATATTTAATGGATCAGAATGATGTTTGGTCAAACATTAGTCAAATTTGTAAAGGTGTGAATAAAGTAAGAGCTACAGTTAATAAATATATTAAAATGTTATCAGAAAAAGGATTTGTGATTCATGATGTGGTGACGAATCGTAAGACAAATACCACTACTTGGAAATTAGATAGAAAATATTCTAATGATATTGATAGATTGAAATTTATCATTACCTTATCTAAAAAATAGTATTAGATATAATATACAGGAAGTGGAGGGGACAATGTCCCCTCCACCAACTATTACCCGTTATATATTTTTTCATGTAAAGATAAGATACGTATCTCGATATAATCTCTGAGTTCATGGTGTTTACAGTTTGTCCAGGGTCTATTGTTTTTAAGCCTATTGATGATACGTTTGTATTCCACTAAGATAGTTTTAAATAAAGTATTTTTAGGATTTAGTTTTAAAATATTAAAAATGAGTTCAAAGATATCAATCTCTTTTAAGATAGTGAGAAACATATATGGTCGTTTATGATCAGTATACCAACGTGTTTGACTGGATATCAAGAGATCTCTCAATGATCCGGAAAATAATAGATCCGTATTGAGAAGATTAATAGCTCTTGTATTATTGTGTTTAATGAGATCGAATTCTTTAAATAAAGATAGCATTCCATCGGTGTAAGTAGTAGTTATCTTACCATATTGATTTTCTACTTCTATTTCATCATAAGTCCTAGTAGATACAGTATCTAATGTATCAATATTGATCAACCATCGTAATTGTTTCATGAGCCAAATATTGGTGAGATCTGATTGAAAAGTATTATAAATGAAATTCTTATAAAAGAATAAATTAGCTGAAGTGATATCTGGATATTGCATTATACCTTCTTTCTTAAATTTATACCATTTAAATATTAATGCTATTGGATCAATCAAAAATATACATTGACTGGGTAATTGGTCATAAAAACGTATCCTACTTCCATTGAGATTAAGACTGAATTCATCACTATCATGCCACCAGACTTTCATGACAGATATGTCTTTCCAAATATCCCATCCACTATTAAATGGTAAATATTGTAACGTATCAAGATCTTCATTCGATATGACAAATTCTTTTGTATAGCTCCCAGAGATATAATAGCGTCTAAAGATACTGCCTGTGTGGGTAGTGTCATATTTACTTATAAGTTCATTTCTTAAATCTGATATATAAAACATATATCGATCTACATCATTGGAGAATTTATTCATGTATTTCAAATCTACCATATGACAAAGAATATCGAGTAATCGCATACCATGTGGATAACTATTACTGTTACCATTTAAGTATTGATTGGTTTTATTGTTAGTATAGATTCTCATTCGTTCAAGGTAGTATTTATATTTAGGTATGGACCTTGGTGCACCTGGAGGAATATGATCTAAGAGATAATTCAGCACATGAAATTCTCCTTATATTGTCATACTTTTAAACTATAGGATTGTAAAAACTTATAGGGTCTAATATCCAAAATAACTTGAGATATATATTATCATAGTGGTGATACAATATAAAGATAGATTTTGGCACGACGGTGACCATCATAGTCTGTCCGAACATAGCGTATCACTACGCGTCTGGACGCATCATTCACCCTTACCTCCATGGAGGAGAACATTCATGGCTCTTACCACTTCGACGACTGGTTCGACTGCTCCCAATGCTCAACCGCAGGGTGCACCCACCATGCAGCCCACTGCATCAGCTGCTACCGCTACTGCAGTGTCACCTGATCCGACCATGATCACCACCCCCATCAATACCACTACGGCTCCTCGTCCGGAAGAGGGTGCTATTCCCAATAAGAAAGATCGCGGCAATATCCGTGACTTGCTCCATAAAGCCCCTATCCCGATGGCCATGAGTGAAGGTGCTACCAAGTACATTGAAGGTCTTAAGAAGTACTACGCTGAACATCAAAATATCGAATACCGAAATATCCGTGTCAATGCTCTGGCCCAGTTGCCCGGCGTCTTCATGGTTGAATACAATGATCGTGTGGCTCCTCTGATCATGCATGAGATGGTCGGCAGCATGATTGCAGACAACTCTCCTGACACCGTCGTCATGCGTCAGGCTGCCCAGGTCTATGCCCAGTACGTTCGGGGAAACATCGAAGCTCGGTTTACGCTGCTGCCGGCTGTGGTAATTCATCCTTCGGATTACCACAAGGTCGAGATCATGGGCAGCATCTTGTCCAACACCCTGTCCAATATCTCCGGACAGGAGTCTATCAATTCAGCAGTTCTCAAAAATGAACCGTTGATCATCTCGATCAACCAGTCGGAAGTCATGCCGTTCATTGATCGGCTGTCTCCGCATGGCATCCCTGGTCGGCACGACATCGGCTTCAAGCTGAGCCTGGCTCCCCAGAACATGAACTACCAGTCCCGCAACGAGATGTTCGGCAACTGGAAAAATGAGATCGAGGATATCGCCGCTGTCACGGCATATACCGAGATTATCACTGGTCCGATTGATCCCATGACTGGTATCCCCAAGTTCGTCCCGGTGGTTCATATCACCGACGTTCTGTCGCGTATCCAGGATATCAGGATGTACGTTATCCTGGTTTCCCTGGCTGCCGAGATCTTCATTCGTCAGGGCCTCTGGGAACACCAGTTCGCCCGTTTTAACAAGGATGAGCCCAACCTTGGATATCTGGTCAATGACCCCAATACCAAGGACCTCATGTTCATCGATAGTGCTCCGGCACTCAAGAGCTTCATCTATACCTACATGACTCCTCCGGTCCTGGTCGTCGACACCCTGGACGGACGGTCACGTATCCCGGATACCGAGTTGACGGTCCTCTCGGCATCTGCGGATCTCAATGCCTACAAGCGGCAGGTCCTGACTAACTGCTTCAAAGAGCTCTGCACCACGTTGAGCCTTGATCAGGCCAATGCTCTGGTGCCATTCCAGCCGTATTCTTACGAGAATACCGGATTGGCTTCCATCGGCGGCAGTCTCACGGACACTCGCGAGATCGACTACCTGCGTCTGGCTACCAACTGGAAGTCTGAAGTCGGCACCGCAGCCCTGCTCATGCAGCGTGCAGCTGGTGCCAAGCCGTCAGATCGTTTCGATCTGCAGAAGCGCTTCTACAGCGATGCTGTGGCGCTTTACAACAACAACATCATCCGTGTCGATCTGTCTTCCATCGCTGCCATCCAGTCCGAGATCAGCCGTAACATCACGTTGGATCGTACGTCCTGGTCTCCCAGCATGGCCAACATCGACCTCACCGGCGCCATCGACGATACCCGCAAGTTCCTCAGTGGAGCTGGCAGTCTGGGTGTCAATGGCGGAGCCTTCGTCAATATGTCGACCATGTCCATCTATGGTGGGCCTGGTTACTACGGTCGTTAGACCATCCATCTATGGTGGGATGCCCCTGCACATGCAGGGGCATCTCCCATATATAAATATGCTCTATAAATTTTTATGAATTTATACCCATACTAATCATGTTGTAGGAAAATATATATCATAATGTTGAAGACACAGATAGTCTTTTATATAAATAAAAAGACAGGAGGTCTGATTTGACAGTACCACATTATGCAGATATAAGCAAGGTACCTAGTATTTATCATCATCTTAATCTTACTGAATTTGATCTAGATCCTCATGATGGTATCATGGATCGGATTCTTGATCTTGCACGTATTCTCACTCCTATTGATTTTGAAAAACTATTTCAACAATCGCATAATGCGGGGATTATCAATCAGGGTCATCTGGTGGTAAAAAAGTTATCTGATGAATTCACTCGTGGTATCTTTGCTGAATCAGATCAAGATGTACCATATCAACCACACTGTGAATGTAAAAAATTAAAAGGTCAGATGCACATAAATATGGTATGCCCCATTTGTAATACTAAAGTTTCCAATGAGTTTGTAGATCATTTATCACATGTAGCATGGTTGGGTATCCCCGATGGGCTTCCAAAAATGTTACATCCCGTTTGGTATCTAGTACTTAGAGATTGGCTTGGTGGTAAGAAAGGTGAATCATCTATCATTGATGCTATCTTAAATCCAGAATTGGAACTACCTAAAGATCTTAAAGCTATCATCCCTGAACAAAGTTATATGTATTTTTATAATCATGCTGATGAAATTATGCAGGTATTGATGAATTTATATGAACCAACTAAACGAAAGAAATATACACCATGGATTAAACGAATGTATCATGAATTTAAAGATATCATGTTTACCTCTAAGTTTCCAATTTTACACAATAGTTTACATCCATTTATGTCTGGTAGTTCCACATTAAAATATGTAGATAAACCTTGTAAAGAGATCCTCAATGCTATCTTTGATCTTTCTGCTATTACATTTAGTTATCATACTCAATGGAAAGATAGATTGCTTACTGAAAAGAGAAAGAAAGAAATCAATAAAACACTTTATGATATTTACCGTAATGTTGTTGCATATTACATTGTGTTGATCAATGAGAAAGTTGGTAAGAAATCAGCTATCATGCGTAAACATAATTTTGGTACTCGAATGCATTTCACTATCAGATCAGTCGTAGTACCAATTACGGGTGCACATGATCCAGATGAAATTTATTTACCTTGGAAGTGTATAGTCAATGCCTATAAGTTGGAAATAATCGGAAGATTGGTAGATGATTATGGAATAGAAGCACCAAAAGCATATGTAAAACATCTTAATGCACTAGTGCATTATGATCCAATGATCCATGATATCATGCTCAAATTGATGAAGGAATGTCCATTTAAAGGTCTTCCTTTTCTCATAGGTAGAAATCCCACATTACGTTTATTTTCTATCATGCAATTGTTTTGTACTAAAATCAAAACAGATCTTCATGATCAGACTATTTCAATTTCTCCTCTGATCCTTAAAGGAAGTAATACTGATTTTGATGGTGATGAATTAAATGGTGTCAATATCAAAGAAATGGCAGGTGTAATAGATATGGATACTATGCATCCAAGAGAAGCAGTACTGGATACGAATTCACCAAATGTATCCACATTGGTCATGCCATCAAATCAAGCATTACAAAATGCACACAGATTTGTACATCAAAATCCAGATATTGGTTATATCATTATGGGTGGTGGAAATACAGTCGGAGGTATGGCAGCATGAGTTATAGTTATACTCGCATTGAGCTTCCCAATAATGCTGCTACCATTGGTCAACTCTTTGGAAATGTCTCTACATCAGATTGTTTGAAACAGATAGCTCAGAATTTTGGATATAATACTTCTTATTTTGGTAGTGATGCAGATCCAACAAGAAATATGTATGCATATTTTCGTGAAGTCACATATGCACCATATCTTCAGACTGCTGAATGTTTTAAACAAGCAAATGCAATCATAGATAGACAAGATGTATTTACACCAATCACTACAATAGAACAATTAAAAGAGGGTCCTCCCCCATGTATGTGGGTACCTATCTTGATGTATCCCCCAATGATGGAACTCCTTAAAGATGAAAAGATCTGTGGATATGGATATGATCCTAATAGTTTTCCTGAAGTAGATCCTGATCCTTATGGTAGATTGATCAACAATGGTACTATTCAATTGATCAATGATAATACAGTGTTTAATGATAAAAATGATCCCAATGCATTTTATGTTGAAGAAGTGTATACTACATACGATCCTAAAGTGACTGAGGATGAACTCAATGCATTAGAGAAAACTAGGAAGTTTTTGGATATGTTCATGACTGCTGAAGATACCATGTATTTGGATCCAACGAATCCATTTGAGTTAAGGGGCTAATGAATGGGGAGCTAGATATCTAGCTCCCCACTAATATAATCCACAACCACCATTGGAGGATATCTAATGGATATCAAGCCTATAGACAATTCCATCTCTAAAACACTTGATGCTTGTAGTGAAGAAGAATTGTCACATATGTCATCAAATTATCCTTTTATCATTAAAGCTGGTAAAATTCCAGACTGCTGTCTGAATTATAATAATTTACTTCCTATTTGGCTTTATCATTGTGGTACTGCACCCCTTGGCTATGTGACTGCACAAGAGATGATCTTTCAATGTAAATCTTGTGGAAGACATATTTTGGCTAAAATATTCTTTGCAGTCAATGGTACGTGTTATGTGACTCAAGAAAATTCACGTGAAGTATTGTTTAGAAATGATGCATTGAAAGATACTCTTAATCGTATGTGGTATATCTTTAAGATTCCGAATAGTCTTAATCAAAGTGAATTAATTCAGTATCATCAACTTGCTGAAAATAATAGATTTGCTTTCAATCTCGGTAATGGTAAATTGATGACATATCTTGAAGATATATCTGCTTGTGATTCCAATATGAATACTATTTCTACTACTGAGACACTTCAGATCATTGAAGGATCCATTCCTCCAGTAGAACTCAAAGGTAATGAACCAGATATGTTGACTATAGATGAATTGCCCCCTATTTTGACACCAGAAGAATTAGTTGAACAGGGAAAAGAAGTGTTACCTAAATTGAAATGTGATGCTAATCTTTTAGATACGGATTCAATAATGAAATATGATACTGTTATTTTGACTACTGAAAATGGTGTAAAATGTATCGATTATCCGATTTCTGAAGAAACTATAAAAAATATGAAAGATATTCCAATGATCAATAAGTATCTTCAGAAGCTTAAGACTGGTGAATCACTCACTGAAGAAGATTTGGTAGCTAAGAAAATACACGATCTTATTATTGAAGGTGGACCAGTAGCTAAGGCTAATTTTGATATCAAGGGAAAAGAGAAAACTCTATTGAAAGATACCTTCTGTTTTAGAATAGGTGGTGATGTTACTAAAAATGATAATTCTAATGTTGGTTACAAGAATAAAATAGAATTTTATAATGTGTATTGTAAATCACTTTCTTTATTGCCAAATCGTGATGAGATACTTGATCAGGGTACTATACGATTAAAACATATGTATCTTCAAGATGTTGCAATAAATCAATCTAATACGAGTGAAACACCTAAACAAAAGATCAATTTGATACTTAGAAATGTAGTATATGAAAAGATTGATATCACATCTAAACAAACTTATTATGAATATGTGGATAAACTTATTGTTGAACTTGATAGTGAAAAATCAAATGATCAAGTATGTATTAATATTCTTCTTAATATTGAAGCTGGAGAATGGACAATCAATTATATCAATATGGGTGAAACTGTAGTTGATGAAGATTTTAAATTTGATGAAGTGGTGGAAGATACTGATGGTGTCCATACCGAACTCTCATGTGGTAAAGAAGGATATAATGATTTGGATGGTGAGTGTGCTAGATGTAGAAATAGAGAATGTGATAGTTAACTATTAATGTGGATAGGGGACCCATTTGGGTCCCCTATCCATACGTTTAAATATACGATTTATGGTCAAGATATAGGGATTTATATATTTTTTCAAGGAGATCACTATATATGTCTACTACACCAATTCGGATGTTGCCAGTACTTAGTAGTGTGACAGGTATTCTTACTGATATACATGAAATCACAGCTAGTATTATTAGATTTGTCATGTGCACACCTGGGACCACATCTAGTTACGTAGAAGAAGAATTGGTTTCTTTTAGATATTTAGCTGGTAAAGTGGGATATGATAAAGATCAAATGTGTAAGATGTTAGAAGTTGGACTTACTGGTATTTTTCAAAGATATTTTCCAGACCACACACCAATTGTAGCAGTGACAAATGCACCATATGAAGGAAATGAATTGGAGTTTAGATATACCATTACCATTGACGTCACTTATCGTACAAGTGATGGGGATATCATTTCTGGTATTGAAGCTGGTACTTTCTTAGTAGATTCAGATAACAGGATTACTCTTAAATTCAACAATAGTAGCACTACCATTTAAGGAGAAACCATATGACAAAACCAGACTTTGGTGATCTTAGAGCACCACGTGGTAGAGAACGTGATTTGGAAAATATGGTAACACATTTCAGAAAATTACAAAATTCATTAATCATATTTACTGAATCTGAATTTAGTAAATACACACCAATTTATATGGCTGAATATAGAAAGGAAGTATCTGAATATACACCAAGTGAATTGGAATTTATTGCAAACTTATCTAAAGAGTTTCATTCTAGAATTGATCTTTATAAACCAACATATGTTGTGAGTGATCAATTAACACCTATCCAAAAAGAACTTCAACTCAGTAGAACAAACCATGAACAAATATTCACTGCTGGGGAAAAATTATATATCTATTTTGGAAATAACATACTTAGAGAAGTACTCTTTATTCTTCCAGAAATACAACAACCTTTTAGTTCACTTAAAACCACTGAAGCTAAAGAAGCTGTTGACATTTGTCAAAATATTACAGCTAATGCACATGATCAGCCATGGAAAGTCTCTGAAGCAGTGAATAATTTAGCGCACCATATGTTTGCTTCTCAAGATATGGATCAGACCGTAATTAATGGTAAGAATTTTATGCAACATGTGATCAAGCTTCATAACTCAAAATATTTCAATACTAAGATCACTGCATCTGGAAAATTAGAATATAAACAAGATAACTCTGTTATACCAACAATAAATCCTACAACTACTCCAATAGATAAAGTTGATAAAAAAGGAGATGTGTCATTAGACGATCTTTTTGATTAAGGAGGGTCAATATCTTGTGATTAAACAACTTTATATATCTGATCTTCATTTTGGAAAATCTAGGATAGATCCAATACGATTAAGAGAGACTTTATTAGAAGAAATAGCTAAAGAGATAGAGGATGTTCAAATCATATTTTTTTGTGGTGATATGTTTAATCAGATGTTATTTTTAGATCATCCTGCAGCATATCAAGCTATATTGTTTATTACTGGAGTATTGCATTTAGCTAAACAACACAATGTGATAGTGAGATTTTTGCGTGGTACATATACCCATGACAGGGAACAACAGAGAATTATTGATGGTCTCGGTATCCAGGGTGTAAACTATCGAGTCATCAATGAAATTTATGTGGAAACTATTAGTGATTGGAATAATAATGATACTGGTAAATTGAAAATACTCTATTTACCAGATTCATTACCATACAGAAACATTATTCAGATCTATAATAAAATTAAAGAGCTTTATACTTTAGTTGGTTGGGATAAATGTGATTTGATCATTGGACATGGGGCATTTAGTCATTGTTTTCCTGAACATATAAAACTTCCACCGTGTGTTTATACAGTGAATGACATAAATCAATTTGTTAGTGGGTATGTGGTCATGGGGCATATACATACTCCCAGTAAAAAAGAAAATGTCATATATGTGGGTAGTTTTGAACGTATGTCCCATGGTGAAGAAGAAAAGAAAGGATATTTGATTGGTTATAAAGATCAAGATCATTGGAAATTTAAATTCAAAGAAAACAAACAGGCCACACTCTTTATCACCATGTATCCGAAAGAACATACAAAAGAAAATCTCCTTAATGAGGTCTATCAATTTATTGAAAATAAGTTTCCTAATCAGACTGGATATCTTCGTATTATACACCATGATCCAGAATTTAAATCTATCATTTTAAACATCTGTTATCAAAAATATCCAAACATTAAGATTACCTTTAAAAATGATACTACACATAAATCTGAAATGGAATTAGATGAATGTGATATTGATGCTACTTTAGAAGTAGATACTTTATCAATAGAAAATATAGCAGCACATATAACTGATGTATTGGCTAAAGATAGTATTTATGGAACATATCACTATGGATATGATGAAATACGAAATACATTAGAAATATTATCTTTGAAAAAATAGGAGATAGATTATGGATTTAGAAAATATTAACAATGTTGCTGGGGATGGGAGCTTTGGATTAGCTCCCATCCTCAATATGTTTTCCACACATGCCAATAATAAAAATAGGCCAAAATGGGATCTTTATGTAGTCAACATGCTTACACTTATTAGAAATAATCAACAAAAAGGAAAACAACTATCGGTACTTATTAATAATACTATTAGAGATGCAGAGTTACTTATTACACATATTGAAAATTATGTGGAGTTGGATAAATTAAGTCTTAGTCAACCGACACTTATTATTTATATACCTTTTTATCAAATACCACAATTATATGTGAAAAAGATTTCACCATCTTTAGTTGAACAACAATTGGCTTGTGATAAAATACGGAATCAATTGAAACCAAGAGTCTATACTCAAGGTAGCCTTACCATCCATGTGGTGTATGTTGGTAGTAATAGATCTACTCCAAAATGTGAATTAATCAATTATATCAATGCACAGATATCCAATAGTTATAAGTTTAAACGCACTGCTATCATTTCACATATTGCTATGGATCTACATCTTTTTCAAGATATAGTTGAGATTATATTGATTGAATGCTTTACAGGTAAACTTAAAAAGAGTAATGTGTTTAATGAAAAAGTCTTTAATACAAAAGAACTTCCATTTCATCCTTACATACATTTACTATTGGGTGACAATACTTTTATTAAACGAACACTTAAGAAAAAACAATATGATGAATTATTGGCTTTTGCAAAATCACATTCTTGGAAGTATCGACCTACCGTCCTCATAGAGAAGGATCTTCTCTCCATGAAGTTAGTGGAAGATAAGCACTTCTTTGAATATAAACTTTAACACCCATACCGTGGGGAAGGAGCATGATCTTTATGTCTGATGCACCCAATTATAATAATTTGTGGTCTACCACTTCACGTGAAAAGGATCAAAAGAATTCTAATCAGTTGTCATTTGGTGTATTTAATCGTATTGCTGGTTTTTCTGTCTTTATGGGTGATAGTCCTGGACGTCCGAAATTTAAACACTCTCTCAATAATGAAAGTATTGTACTTCTGGAAGAATACATTGATACTTTGCTTAATGCTAAAGGTGAACATAAAGAATATTTGATTTCTACCAAATACAACATGGAAACTAAACAATCAGAAAAGATCTCTCAGATCACATTTATTCGTGATGAAAAAGGTATCTTTCATATCGAATGCTACAATAAAGAATTAGGTAGTCCGGTGATGTTCACTCTTCGATCTACGACTACATACACTACTGGTGGAGATGGTATCTCTGTTGCTAAAAAATCTGAACTTGCTATGAAGAGTCTTAAGAAAACCTTGCAGGATATCAATTTAGCTAAGTGGAATTCTCCTGCTATGGCACCCAATCGTAATGGTGGTGGTAAGTTTGGTGGAAACAATGGTAGTAATAGTTCTGGTAGTGGTGGTAGTAAACCCAGTGGTGGTGATGATCTGTTCGATTGATCATAGATCGGATGTAGAGGAGACCCAATGGGTCTCCTCTATGTACTGTGTTTCATCATGAGAATAAATATATATTACATTTATGATGTGACTTGGATAAATGTCTATTTTAAACAGGAGGATGATGTGTGATGTCCGTCCCACAAAGGAAATTGGGACAATTGCAGGATGAACCCCAATTTGAGAATTGTTTTGTTGAACACTTTTATACGAGTCAAAACATAGTACCATTGGGGTATGTCGTACTGCGGTTGTTTGATGAAATGACCACATTAGCTAGTCTTTATCCACAGATACCTAAAATTATACGTAATGGTACAAATGCAAAATATCAAGAAGATTTTCTCTATCTTTGTGGAAAACGATCACGGAATGTGTTGGGTATTCAAAGTAAAATTTGTATAGTAGTTGCACCCTATGAAACAACATTACATGATGTACAGTGTGATTATTTACTGATCATTGGTGGAAAAAAGGTACATATTAAAAATAGTAATATTAATAGTTTATTCATTTATGGTACTGAACAGGTGATTGTAGAAAATGTGACTATCATTGATACATTTATTGATATTTCAAATACTTTAGAGATGCGTGGAGATTATTTTCATTGTGATCTTAATTATATTACTGTAAAAAATCTCATTACTAACAATATTGACATTGTTAAAGATGCATTTTATTTATTGGGGCTTACCAATGTGAACTTAAATAAAACAAGTCCAAAGATGTTAGAACAATTTCCAAATATGTATTTGTGTTCGATGGAATACTCAAATAAAATTGTAGTGTTTAAGTTATCACCCACTATGATACATCTTAGATTCATGTGGCTTATATGGGCAATGTGGAATGTAGATCATTTTGATATTGATATTACACAAAGCCATTTGACACTGTTGGAAAGTAAATCTATTAATAATAGTCCAAATTATCTTCGTATGTCCAGATATCTTCATGAACGTAATCCTTATTATCAATATTTTTATAACAAAATGGTTAGTATCAATATGCATCTTTCTGATAGTGAAATTAATATATTTGAAGAAAGTACTAATAGATGTAATACTACTTCATTTGATTTGGTACCCCAGATATTCACATCACGTGTAGATTCTAGTATTAAATCAAAGTATTTAATAAAATCCGTATAATGTAGGATGCATACGGGAGCTCTAGAGCTCCCGTATGCATCCATCATGGTTGAAAGTATATATTATTTTTTTGTAGACCCAATGATATATGGAAAAAAATAAATATCCATGTTACTATGTAATGAACTTAGGGAGGATATCACTTTATGCAATTCGTTCGTCGCGACAACGAATTTGGTTTATCTTGCATTTATTTGGATATGGAAGGTATTGAGCTTGGTATTCGAGATGTATATAAACCAGGATTTCATTCACTCACTGAAGATGAGTTTTTAAAATTGGCAGAGACTAGTGAACCATTTAAGATGTTTCGGGTAGATACTTATAATGTACTCAAACCCACCAATAGTTCATTTAATTGGGATTGTGTTTTTGGACCTGTTAATCATTTTCTTAAATCTATGACCAATGATGAATGTCGTACAATTGCAGAGACACTTATCTCTGTCCATCATGATATTGTTTCTGAGATGCAATATGGTGCTAGCTTATCAAGTAATTTAATTGAGATCACTAAGAGTTTAGCTAATCAGTTGGATTGTATGGAACGTGAACTTAATCTTTGTGAAAGATTGGAAGTTTATGTAAACAATCCACTCAATATGGATATTCCATTATTTGAAAATGCAGGTAAACGTGCTCAAGATAAAGCAGATATGACTTTTCATAGACCTGAAGTAGTATTACTCACTGCTATCACAGTTCTTAATAAATTATTATCTCCCGTACTTGGTGTGTTTATTGAACATTGTAAAAAACAGTTAGACAATAGTTTAAAAGAACTCCATTGTGTAAATATGATTATGCCCATTTTGTATAGAAAATATCCAGACTTAGTACCAAAACTTAAATGGTATATCAGAAATATTATTAAACCAAATGTGAAGAATACTGTAGAATATGTGGCAAATGGATTTACGTTAGAATTAGAATCACAAAAGAGTTTTGCTAATATCTTAGTAAGAAAATTAGTCAGTGTCAATTTGTTTAAAGAAGGTGGAAATTTAATGACTTATATCACAGCATCTATTAAAGAGTCTACTCGTACACCTACATTTATGTCAGTTACAAGAAATGCAATCAAAGAAATGGATAATCCTACTGAGAGTAGTAGTTCACCCTCTAGTGAAGAAGGTAATACTTCAGCGTTAGAATATGGATCTCGTTGTTCTGATCATACTGTGGATTTTCCAGTACTTACAAGTTTAGCTGCAAAATCACTTATTAAAAATATCATCAATGAAGAAGAAATTGATCCTGAACTTTTTGAAGAGTGTTTAGCATACTATCGAATAAATCTTATCACTATGACACCCATCAATTTATATTTGTTAGCTACGACATATGGATATAGCTTAGGTGGTGCTAAATCTATCTGGGCACTTAACATGAAAGAGATAATTGAACTTGTCACAGTATTTCAATTCCAGTGTTTGAAACGTGGGTATCATGCTCTTATTCCAGCAGTATCTTTAGGTGAAGCTACCCATTTGGGATTACCACCAATCAAATCTATTCAGACCCAATTTGATAGTCAACTAAAGACTGCATGGAATGCTTCATTCGAATATAAAAACTGTAAAGCAAGATTTAATACAATAATCAGTACTTTAGAATGGGACACAGTAGTTAAAGAAATAGTAGAATTTCTTATTAATAATAATAAAGCTATTAATCTCCCATTTTATTTCTTAGAACAACTAAAGATTGATCATCTTAATCAAAAAGAATATCAGTATCCTGAAATTATTATCAAAACCATTTGTGGATATACATTGGATGTTACAACAGGCATCTATGAAGGAGCAATTGAAGCATGATCATAGCCATTAAACCCAGTTCTTTTGAACCATGTATAAAATTTGTAGATAGTAGTACTACAAGAGTAATTCGTGGTACCCATTGTGGTGAAAGTTATTATGGTATTGGTGGATATTTTCATGTCTCTGATAAAATCCAGAAATATAGAATCACTGAATATCATCAAGGTGTTTATATTGAAAGATATTTTGTTGGTCCTAAGGGATACTTATTTCATCCAAAATGGAGATCTGATAAATTGCTTTGTCAGATTATGATAAAGACCGTTGATCCCAGAGTAAACATTTATCGGGGTGATATTACCCATGTACTCATTGATAGACGTGGTATTGAAAAGTGTTTAAAGCTTTATAATGATTTATCTGTCAATACAAAGTTTCTCAGTAATATCTTTTATAAATGTGTAAAAGCTGAATGTGAAAATGATGCCTATTTAGGAGAAGCTTTTGATGATGCAGAATGTAGTATAGATCAATATCAACAACTTAGTTGGGTATTATCTAAACATTTAAATCATGGTAGAGAATTTATTCCACATTATCAACCTGAAGACATTATGAATATATTACTTACAGATTTTCAAAGTATACAGCGTGGATATATACCTACAAGACAATTGTTATATTCAGTGGAAGATCTTTTTGTACCAGATGGGAGTCTTACATTTCCCAATAGATTCAGTGCACAAATACTCAAAAATCCAGGTACATCACAAGATGAAATCATGTCACATGTCGGTGGTGAAATAGGGAGAGATAGTGTATGTACAGATGATGTAGAATTTATGGATTTAGCAAAATATAGATATAAAATTAAACCAATCACCTATTATAATGAGGCTATCATGGATCTAATTGATGTGTGTAGTACTATGGTCTATAGTGATCTTTATTTCGAATATATATCATTAAAATGTGGTAATATAAAATCTACTGTAAGATATGCTGGTGTAATATTAGATTCAGTTTATTCAAATGATATATTGAGAAATATAGCTACCATTATCATAGATGATCTCATGCCTACCATTGGTGAGTTTAAGTTTTATAAAACATATGATCAAGAGATCTATATTGAAGCTAACAATGAACTTATTGTAATAGACATGGTTTTAGGTAATATTATTTCTTTAGCACTACATAGGTAATAACAAATTTATCTTTGTATCTAAATTGATCCGAAAAGAGGAGGGCTATACATATATGATCCCCATTCTGCCCAATCAAGCATTGCCAAATTATATCAATGATGCAAATATGTTCATGCAGGGTAGTGCATTTTCTTCAAGATGTGCTACCTTGTATTTATTTACTCCAAAACATCTGTCGGATCAATTCCGCAGACCTCATGTATACAAATTTGAACAGCCCTTTATTTGGAATATCCAAAACACTATTGAACATAATAAAGTATCACAGCGTAACATCAATATGTCTTCATTCATGGTGGGTAATGCTGAAGCTAATACTTCCGTTATGCCAAATATGCATGGTATCCCCATTCAAACTAATCCACTTCGTATAATGTGGACATTTGTACTCATTGTTGACAATGATAAAGATCCTTCTATTGGTATGTATCTTAAAGTGAATCAGAGAGCCATTTATTCTGGATATTGTACAGATGAACCTGTTAGTGTTGGTCTTAATGGTATGAATCCTCAACCTAATCCACAGTGTTTCTTTGTAGTGACACATCGTACTTCTACTAATGTTGGAAATGTAATTAGTCAAACTGGTACTGTGCCACAAATGCATGTATCATCCAATGCAGATATTTTACCTGTAGATAATATCATCATGACTTCACCCACTCCTGAGATTTATGATATTACACCACGATCCATTAATAGAAATGTAGTGGATAATCCCAATAATGGAACAGTTGATGTGTTTGCTGGTAATCATAGTTTACTACAACGCAATGCGGCAAATCAAAACGGTAATCCTATTATTGATGCGGAGTTTTCTTCTCCTAAACACCATATGCACTGGGTAGTCAATAATCTTCAAAAAGCTATACTTGATGTACACCCACTGGTTGGTAATGAACAGGCTCTTCTCATGCAGGGTAGTGGTACATCTATGGCTGAAACTTCATTTGATAGTTATATGGATGCAGCTTCACCATCTAATTATAATGATCCTTTAAATAGTAATCATCCCATTGCATTTCCAGATATCTTGCGTAGGTATCCTGATCTTGATATTAAAGATTGTCGTGCACCATATGAAACACCTTGGTATACTGATACTGCTAATCAAGGTGAATCTACTCCT